TATGTATTGAGTGATTTTCAAAAACATTCAATAAAAGCTATAGTTGATGGTAACCATTCATTGGTCGACGCGAAAACGGGCTCTGGTAAAACAGTGACTGCTGATTTCGCAATTCAACATTTTGTAGACCAAGGAAAGCGTGTGATATATACATCTCCAATAAAAGCCCTTTCAAATCAACAATATTACAATTTTTCAAGGAAATATCCCAATATTAGTTTTGGTATATTTACAGGTGATATAAAATATAATCCTGATGCGGATGTTATTTTTGCCACAGCAGAAATAGTAATGAATTTTTTATTTTCAAATTCAACGAATGAAAAAGGGATTCAATTTCAGATTGATGTGAATAATTTGGGTTGTATCGTAATGGATGAGGTTCATTTCATATTAAATGAAGAAAGGGGTCACGTATGGGAGAAAACAATATTAATGTTACCACCACATGTACAAATGGTGATGTTGTCGGCGACATTAGATAATCCAATGAAATTTGCGAAATGGTGTGAAAGAGGTGATAAAGAAGTTATAGTTTCATCAACAAAAAAACGCATAGTACCATTAACACATTATTCTTATATGACGACGACAGAATCAATATTCAAAAAAGTTAAAGATAAAACAATTCAACAACAGATAAGGGATTCGACAAATAAACTAATTAAATTAAAAATAGAAGACGGTTTATTTTTGGATAATGGTTATAATGAAATAAAAAATATCAGGAATATTTTAGAAAATAATCATGTCTTTTTAAAAAGGTCTCATATTCTGAACAGTTTATTAAAATTTCTAAAAGAAAATGATTTATTGCCTGCTATAGTATTTACATTTAGTCGTAAGAATGTCGAGAATTTTGCAAATGAAATAACAACAAACTTATTAGAAGATGATAGTAAAATACCATATATAGTACGTAATGAGGCTGAACAAATTGTAAGAAAATTACCAAATTATAAAGAGTATTTGGCTTTACCAGAATATGATAATTTGATAAGACTATTGGAAAAAGGGATTGGTATTCATCATTCAGGAATGATTCCTATATTAAGAGAAATTGTCGAGATTTTTATTTCACAGAGATATATAAAGGTATTATTTGCGACAAGTTCATTTTCAATTGGACTTGATTGTGCTATAAGAAGTACAGTATTTACATCATTAAAACAATTTGATGGAAAGAGTGAAAAATATTTATTACCGCATGATTATACTCAAATGAGTGGAAGATGTGGACGTAGAAATATAGATACGTGTGGTTATGTGATACATTGTAATAATTTATTTGAAACACCATCATTAATGGATTATAAAGAAATTTTATGTGGAAAACCCCAGAAATTATTATCAAAATTTCATATTTCTTATGAAACAATAATTAATTTGGTGAAAAATGAACAATCAATGGAGACATTTATTGAAAAAAGCTTGATAAATGATGAAATAAAATCATCTTTATTAGTTCTTGAAGAAGAAATGAAATTATTAATGAAAACACTTGCTATAAGAGAAGAATCGATAAAATATTTGAAAACACCGATAATATTTATGGAAGAATATATAGTCTTGAAAACTAATTTACCAAATACACAAAATAAAAAGAGAAAAGAAACGGAAAGAAGAATAACGACAATTTTGGATGAATATCGTTTTTGTATTAGTGATACTGATAGTTATAAAGATTATATGAATACAAAAGAGAATGTTGATGGTAAGAAGAAAGAATTGGATGAAGAAAAACATTTTATATCGAATCAAATCGAGAATATATGCAATATTCTTGTAAAGGAGGGATTCCTTTCTGAAACTAGAACATTTACGAAGAAAGGTCGAATTGCATCCCAATTTGCGGAGATAAATCCATTGATTTTATCGGAATATATGAATGAATTAGAGACATTGACAACTAATCAGATAATCGGAATTTTATCTTGTTTTACCAATATTCGTGTGACAGAAGCATTAGAAACGAATAGTATTAAAGATACGGGAATAAAAGAAGTACTTTATAAGATCAATGGAACTTATGAAAAATACGAAGATTATGAATATGAATATGGATTAGATACTGGTCCAAGAGAAAAGATAATATATGATATAATTGATGAGGTACAGTTATGGTGTGAAGCGGTGGATGAGATATCTTGTAAGGATATAATTCAAAACAATTTAAGGGAAAAAGGAATATCTATAGGAGATTTTTCAAAGGCGATACTGAAAATATCAGTTATAAGTAAAGAATTAATAAATATATGTGAAATGGAAGGATATGTAGAATTACAGTATAAATTGAGTAATGTTGATGAACTAATGTTGAAATATATATGTACGAATCAAAGTTTATATGTATGAGAAAAAACTGTTTTTATAATATATAATGTCTGATCAGTCAATAGTAACTTCATTTATTTCTGATGGAAATGATTTTAATAGTTTGTTCAAAAAAAAATCTACATCTACAATAGAATCCAACATCTACATTTTAGGACCTGTTTATTCAAGCATTCATGAATCTAATATGCGGCCGTATCCATGGGATATAATAACAACACCTATTGATGATCCATACACATATACACATTGGTTTTGGAATACTTATATTGCTAACGATTCAGCGCCTTCAAATGATATGCCTATAACATTTAAATATCCATATACATCAACTGCAACCGAAACATTAGAAGTTTATATAGTTTTTGATAATTTATGTAATTTTTATTTCAATGGTAATATACAATTAATCGATATTAATGGGATTCCATTAAAAAGTATGGAATCGGGTTCTACTTTAAACAATAGAGTATTTAGTGTCAATGTTGTAGAAGGTAAAACATATTCTTTTGAATTTGATTGTTGTAATATATCAGGACCCGCAGGGTTCGCGGTGTGGTGTCAAGGACCTGTACCCGATGGAAAGGTTAGAGGTTATCGATTTAATTCAGCGTACCAAGAAAGTTGGAGTAGTTACATAAAGTCATCAAGTGGTTTTTTCGTCGGAAGAGAAGATCTTTATTCTTTATTTGAAGCATATCCAAATGTGACATCTATAGTGACAAGATCTTTAGTAAAACAAGCATCAAATGTAGGAGGTCTCTCATTAAGTGATATATTTGCGCCTATTGTAATGGGAAGCAATAGTACGACATTACCAATATCAACATCAACGACAATTCAATATTTCATAAATCTTTATAATGCAACTTCTTATTCTTATTCATATCTTGATAGGGGTATAACAACTGTATCCACAGATGTAACAGACATTTCTTCTGAGTTTACAATTACAGTTGATACAAATCCGATACTATATCCTCCATCAATAGCTGTCTATAATGGTACAATAATAGGCACTGTTTTTGAAGCGTTAGTACTAGATATTTCTAGTGCATCATTGATGTTCAGTTTAAAGATTGAATCAAATACTATTCCATTAAAAGATGATACAAATTCATATGAAATATCAAATAATGGTGGCGTAAGTACTGTATTCGATAATAGGATTAATGATTATGTTTTATTATTAACGGGTAGAAATAATTTGAAAATTACAGAAATAATAACGCCAGTTAATTGCACAAGAACATTTTGGGCATATACCGTCAATCCTACATTTGAAGATGGCGAACGTAGATATGTTAGAAGGCATGTATTAGGTTCTCAAAGATGGCCAACGTATTACGCTGGAAGTGGTGGTTTAAAAATGGAAAGTTATACACAATACCAGCCTATTATAAAAGATTCAACTACCGGTAGGTTTCACAATTTTTCATGGGTATTTTACGCAATGACAATTAATTCTTCCTCGTTGTCTATGTATGTAAATGGTAATACAACACCAGTTGCCACTGGTAGAGTAGATACAATAGAATATTCCTTTCAGAATTGGGGTGGAGACCACACACCATTACAAATCGGACATTTGAGCGGAAACGCTTCTTATGGTAATGAGGAATTGAGACTTTCAAATATAAGACAATATAGTACTGTCCTATCACCGGAAGAGATAAAAAATATATATTTATTCCAAAATCAAAGAGGATACATAAGAGAAAGATACAATATATATGATAGAGAAATTATTTTAGATCCTGGTGTAAAACCTGGTGTTACCAACTTTAGTGACCGAGGTGCGTCTATAAGTGGTGGTAGTTTTACTAATATGGGACATTATATTGCAATTAGTTCAGATGGACAATATGTCTCAGTTTGCACTTACAATGCTATCTATGCTTCATCTGATAACGGTTTGAGTTTTACTACATATACACCACCATCAGAGGCGAATTTCTACTGTATTTCTATGAATCTTAGTGGACAATATCAACTAGCATGTAGTACAGGGAAACCAGCTTGTAATATTTACGTCTCAAGAGATTATGGTGTAACATGGGTAATGGAATTAAATGCAACAACAGATAATCAAGTAAGATGGTTTCATACTTGTTGCGTCAATGATAATGGGTCAGTAATGTTTTGCGGAGGACATGCATTACAAAATTATTATAGTTATAATCGTGGTTATACATGGATTGAAATGTATGACACTAATAAAAATGATCGGATAGCGAGTGTTGTGAATAATTCAATAAATACAGTATATTTAATCGACACTGCCAATGATAACTTTTGCATTAATTCCCCAATAAATAATAGTAATTGCATCGAGAGTTCAGTGAGAATGGACTTTAATATTGCTATGAGATCAAGGCTAGGATCTGATGGTGGTAGCAATTTAATAATAGCAGCAGGTCAAAGGATTATAACAACAGAAACAATTGAAGTCCATATATCAAATGACGGTGGTACATCGTGGTCTTATATTGAAACGCCAATAGAAAGAGATAATCAATGTATAAATGTTACATATAATGGTGATGCAACAAAGATTATAATCGGTAATAGAAAATTTATTTGGATTCAAACTGTAGGTTCTTCAACATGGGATAAAATAGTAACATCTGATAACAGAAATTTAATGTATTTTAGATTATCAGCAGATGGAAATAAGTTACAAACAATAACAACTACTGGGTTTACAGAACAATATAACATTTGAAAATATCAGTTATAAGTAAAGAATTAAAGAATATATGTGAAATGGAAGGATTGAGTAATGATGATGAATTAATATTGAAATATATATCATCATTTATTTCTATTTGAAAATGATGAATATAACCAAATTCAATTTATTGGTTATATTTTCTTTCTAACAACATAATATAATATGGAATTGAATGAATATAATAACAAAATTGAAGGTCTTCCCGACGATGTATCTTATGGTCAATATGAAAGATTAAATGAATTAAATGATAGACTATACGATCGTAATTTATCAATAAATAATCCAAAGGTTGATTCAAGGTTTGATATAAGAAGTGTTCCAACAAGAAATTGTTTAGTATTTCCTATTTTAGATATGAAATATGATGCAAAAACAAAGATAAAAAAACAAATTACGAATTATAATGAGAATATAGAAACAGAATCTAATCTAAGAAATCAATACTATGCTTTACAACACGGAGCAGATCAATCAGTATATGTGCCATCATCAAAAAGTGAATTATATAATGTATCAGTTCCAATAACAATGAATAATATAGAACAACCTTACAAAGGATTATTTAAAAAAGAATCATATATAACAACAGGAAATGATTTCATTAAAAATTCTAATATAGGAAGAGATACATTTTTTAATTGTACAAAAACACAATTACGTAATAAAACAATTTAGGAAAATTGATTACAATTATAGAATTTTTTTATTTTGTTACATAAATAAAATAAAATGAATTGTAAATCTTGCTGCAAAAGTTTTTCTACTAAAAAAAGTATTTTTCAATCAATTGTCGATTGTTACATTCAATATTATCATAATGTAATTGACAAATTATATTGTTACGATTGTATAGAAATGTTTGAAAAACATGATAAATATTGTTTATTGGATAGTAAAGTATGAAAAAATTGAAATGCTTTTTTAAAAACAGAATATAATCACAAATTAAAAACAGAACAAAATAACAATTATTTAAAAATGAATTCTCAAACAAATGAAAAATATGATAATTTCGGTCCATTATCAATAAGGAAATGCCCTTATAAAAATTATAATGATTGGCTCAATTCCAAACCAATATTAAGAAATAGAAAGAAAAATCGTCCTATAAAATGTCCTTATAGAAATTACAATGATTGGCTAGAATCTAATCCGCTATTATTGATAAAGTGAATAACAATAACAATAATAAAAATAAAAACAAAAACAATAATAAAAATAAAAACAAAAACAAAAATATTTTTTTTGTTTTCAATATATATATGTTTGGAAGTGCATCTGAAGCAAGATATATTTATATAATTACCATACTAGCAATCATTTTAATGGTATTATACTTACTAAAGAAACACAAGACTAATAATGAAGGTTTTACACAGCAAGGACCATTTATTGTAAAAAGAGAAGATGATATTTACGACGATTTTTATGCCGAAGTCTATGATCAACTTTATAATCCAAAGGAAAATGTATCTTTTATAACAAATCTTCTTATAGAGGATACAAACTTAGATAAGAGAAATAGTGTGATTTTAGTAATTGGATGTGAAACTGGAGAACAGTCAAACAGTTTACAAGAAAAAGGATTCAATGTTTTTATTGTAGATAAATCAAAAGATATGATAGATAACGCTATATCAAAATATCCAAATATTCAATCAAAAGTTGCTGATATTGAAATACCTATGAATTATGATCAAGCAACTTTTACACATGTGTTATGTATTGGATTTAATTTGTATAGAATAAAAGATAAAAAATCATTTTTTCGTAATATATATCATTGGTTAAAACCACAAGGGTATTTTATAATACAATTAGCAGATCGTGATAGATTTAATACAATTATAGCAGGAGGTAAATCATCTATTTTATCTGAACCTCATAAATTTACTGAAGAACGTATAACTGAAACTGATATTGATTTTGGTAGTTTTAGATATAAATCAAAATATGAATTCAATAGTGATATTGTTACAGTATCAGAGATGTTTACGGATTTACGAAGTAACAATGTTCGAAAAAATGAACAAACTTTATATATGGAAAACATTGAAACAATTGTATATGAAGCAAGATTATGTGGGTTTAGGGTAAAGGTTAAACATAGTTTGTACAATGATGAAAATCAATTTATATACATATTTGAAAGACCACATTAAAATTGAATGATTGATTTAGGAAAACTATTAAATTTTGAAATAATTTTTGTATCATTAATATTTTTAATAGTAGCGAGACTTGCTTACATAAAAGTGAAATACCCATTCTGGAATTTACAACCGGTCTATCATAGTTATGATATTAATTTGAGAAGAGAACCTTATTTATGTAATAGAAAAACAGAAAAATTTTATGATGGAATAAATATAAAGACGTGTAAATATGAGAATTTTGATAATATAAATGCATTAATTGATTTTTTACAGTGTCATTACATTGGTTCAGATCGTGTTTTAATGACTGTAAATAAGAAAACATTTGATTCTTATTTTACTGGTCAAAATAATCCTTCATTTATTTCGATTTATAAAAGAAATCCTGGATTAATAGAAGGTTCAATAGGCTCCCGTGCTATAAATATGTATTTTTCAAATACAAAATTAAGTGTCTATTACATAGATTTTATATGTATTCATCGTAATTTAGATAAAAAGATAATTTATAATTTAATTCAAACCCACGAGTGTAATCAACGCTATATTAATCCCGATATAAAGATATCAATGTTTAAAAAAGAAATATCATTAATTCAAGGTGTAGTACCTGTTGTAAAATATGATAAATATTTATTTCAATTACGTCCTATTAACAGTAATATGAGATTATCACCTTTATTTACGTGTATATGTATTTCAAAACAAAATATAGATATTATTATTGATTATATTGATAAAATCGCATTAATATTTGTTTTTGGGGCTATTTCTGATTTAGGAAATATAGCGACTTTATTAAATAATAACGAAATTTATTGTTATTGTTTGATGAAAGGAAAAGAAAGATTGGCATATTATTTTTTTAGGAATTCACAAATACAATATGAGGATATAAAAGGAAATGCATTAGAGTTTATTGGAAGTTATAATAACACAAAATCAATAGAATTATTTTTTCTTGGATTTCAATTCGCAGTAAATGATATTCGAAAGAGAGAAATATACAATATGTTATCGTATGAAAATATTTCCCATAATGTATTATTGTTAGGTAAAATGTTAGAAACACATCATAGTATAACAACAAATGAATGTGGCTACTATTTGTATAATTATATAATACCAGTAAGTCCATTATTAGCAAAAGATTGTTTTTTTCTGTTTTAGAAAAAATTATTTATCTTATATATTTACCACCACGTGAAAAAGAGTCTACAACAAAAATAACAAATGTACCAAGTAAAATATATAAAACATATTCTTCTAAGATATTACTTGTTTTTTCATTTTGTTGTTCTTCAAGCAAATGAACGATATAGCCTAAACGGTCAATAATTTTATTGTCTGTATTATTACTAATACCTAATGATGAAGCATAATACGGCTTATTATCATAAACTTGATTAAAATTACCAGTTGAATTCACTGATTTTACAGTATTATTTGCTCCAAAATCAGAGTTTTCCACTTGTTTTTCCGTATTTTCCGGATATGATATAGGATTATAATTTTCAAGAGAATCACCATCATTATCAATATTGAGTGCAGTCATTTTTCCTAAAATATCATTTACATCAGAATCATTTTCGTTAAAACTTTCAGGTTCTTCAAATTTCTTTTTGGCAGTTTTTCTAATAGATGGAATTCTTTTTTTTATTGGTTCTTCGCTAATCCAAGGAGATGAATTTAATGACATCTATATGGTTAATTATTTGATTATTTATTTATATATAGTATTTATTTAATTTTATTCCTAAACGTTTTTTATTTTTCCTATTTTTTGCGCTTTTTCTGCTTTTTCAAGAACATTTTTGGCATTTTGAATTTCTTCCTGTGATGGGGATTGGTCTATTAAATCAGTATGATATGTAGTAAATTTCTCAGGTAAAATACAATAGGATGATTCTTCATTCAATAGGAAATCCATAATAAATGTGAATAAGAATGTGAAAATAAAGGCAATATATATTTCCCTACTACCCATCCAAACGATACAAAATATTAACACATCCCTACTTAATGTAAATTTTAAATAACTTTCCATTGTTTTACTTAATTTGATTGTCACAAATCTACTTGCAATATTTAAAGTTATAACAATAAGACCAGCAAAAACCTTTGAACTATTAATTGTTTGAATGTTATTATGTAGATAAGATAAAATATTATTTAGACTAAATTTTGTTTTTAATTTTGACATAATATAGTATAAGTAGATATCATAACGAATGGAAAAAGAAATCGTGTTTAGAGCAGATAGAATAAGGATAATGATTGATACAAAAATTCCTGATTCGAAAGGACCTTTAGCTTTAACTAAAAAAATGTTATCAAAAAATGAAAATGAAAATGACGATTTTCCATTATTTACAGGACATTATAAACTAATGAAGGATGTTTTAATAAGAAAAAAACGTGAAGAATTAATTAATTATTTTTTTAATGAAGATATTTTTGAAAAATCATTTGATAATAAAGAAATGGATAATTACGATACACATTTGGATTATAATTTATTTACAATGATTGAGTTATTATTTCCAACAGTTTATCCGGTTATAAATGATAATACGAGTTCATATGAAAAATATTATAAAGGTTCAAATAATGTTAGTATTTCTTTAAAAGGAAGTTTGCCAAATTTTATGAGAGGATTGATTCCATCTTTGAATGTTGATTTTTCTTATTTGAAAATAAACAATAAAATTTATACGATAACATCAACCTGCATTCTCAATGATTTTATTAATCATCCTGAATATAGGAGTTTAATTGATAAATATTTGGAATATGATAAATTGCGAAATTATTCAAAATCAAAAGTAGAGATTAAATTAGATAGTTTGAAGAATGAAATATTATCGTATATTTCGAAAAACTACCCTGACAAAAATAAGATAATGAAGGAAATTGGCAAACTCCGTATATCTAATGTAATTGATTTAGAAAAAGAAACGTATGCGACTATATTATTTGATTCATTTCAAGCATTGAATGTTGATTTTGATAAAGACAATTTAAAAGAAGTAGTCGCCAAAATTAAAAAAAGTGAGAGATTTAGTCTCAACACTAAGTTTTCAAGTCTTTCTTCACTTATTGAAAAATATTTAACTTTATATTACGTGAACGAAATTTATTTGAAAGGTATTTCAATGAATATAAGTTCATCTCAGATAAAAAAGAATGAATTTTTTTTTGAAAAAGAATATCCTGAACTTACTAAATTTAAGAAAACAATAAAAGAATTTTCAAGTCCAAATAGGGAAATGATAGGAAAGAATCAACAAATCATTGAAGATTACAATGATGAAAAAAATAATGACTTTGAAAAATATTTAAATTTTGTTTATAATAGATATATAAAAAATAAGAAAGGAGTAAAAAATCCTTTTACCAATGATGATTTATTTTTAATAGGTGTAAATAAATATGAGATAATAAATGATACAAAACCAAAATTTGAAGCATATTTAGGATTAAGTTTGATAGCAGGTGAGCTCAATTATGAAAACTTATCAAAAATAACTTGTCAATATAAAGATGAAAATCTTGGCAATATTTACAAATATAAGAATAAAAATAAGTATTTATTTGAAAAAGAATATATAGATTTAAATAAGCTTTTGGAGGGTAATATCAAGACTGGAGGTAAGAAATTCAAAAATAGGAAAACAAGGCGAATCAAAGGTCGTACAAATAGAAGTTGTAAAAAGTAGTCATTTATTTATTTTTTTCTTAAGAAATTTGGGATTCCGTTTTTGAAATTACCAACAATTTCTCCAGGACTTTCATCCTCGAGTTTTTCATATATTTCACCATTTGTGTTATTTGTTGTATAATAAGTAACTTTATCAATTTCAACTTCAGTAACTTCTTCTTCTTCTTCTTCTTCTTTGGCTTTAATTTTCAAGAAATTCGGAATTCCATTTTTGAAATTCCCAACAACTTCTCCAATGCCTTCATCCTCGAGTCTTTCGTATATTTCACCATTTACGTTATTTGTTATATAATAAATAACGCTATCAATTATCATTTCAACAACTTCTTCTTCTTCTTCTTCTCCTTCCTCTTCTCCTTCTCCTCCTTCTTCTTCTTCTCCTTCTTCTTCTCCTTCTTCTTCTTCTTCTTCTTCTTCTTCTTCTTCTTCTTCTTCTTCTTCTTCTTCTTCTTCTCCTCCTTCTTCTCCTTCTTCTTCTTCTTCTTTGTTTTCGAGTTTATTCGCAGGCTCGGTTACAGGAACAACTACTTTTAAGAGTTCAATTACAGGCTCAACTGCTTTCAAAGGTTCGATTACAGGAACAACTGCTTTCAAAGGTTCGATTACAGGAACAACTGCTTTCAAAGGTTCGATTACAGGCACAACTGCTTTCAAAGGTTCGATTACAGGAACAACTGCTTTCAAAGGTTTGATTACAGGAACAACTACTTTTAAGAGTTCAATTACAGGCTCAACTGCTTTCAAAGGTTCGATTACAGGCACAACTGCTTTCAAAGGCACAATTATAGGCTCAACTTTTATTTGAATATTTTCAACAACATCATCTAACGTAATATCGATAATTTCATTTATTTTTTGTTTTTTAACTATTATTTCAATTCCACTATATTGACTTCCTTCACTTTCATATCCATCTTCAATATCTTCATCATCATCTTCTTCAATATCTTCATCATCATCTTCTTCAACAACTTCATCAACATCTTCATCATCATCTCCTTCAATATCTTCATCATCATTTTCTTGTTCTTCAGATTCGGTATCAGATTCGGCATCAGATTCGGCATCAGATTCGGCATCAGATTCGGCATCAGATTCGGGTTCAGAATCAGTTTTGATTTCATATACGATATTATTTTGTTTATTAGAAACAAGACGAAGTCTTTTGTTTTCATCAAACAAAATGTCATTTTCTTCTTGGATTTCATTAATACGCCGTTTTTTGGATTCTAATTTTTTGGTTAATTTATCTAAATCCATTTTCATTTTATGAACAAATGGAATACACATAATACCTTGATGACTTTCTTTATATAAATCATGATTACCCAATGCATCGGTAATATATGATAAATGTTGAATAGCTGACATTTTTGATTAATTATTCTTTTTGATTTAATTGTGTCACTTAGTAGAAAAAGGATCTTGTCAATCAATTTTTTCAAAATTATTATTGATATCCAAAATTTTCTTTTAATATTGATAATTTTGACGGACCTTTCTGTTTATCATCTTGTCTTTTAACTTTATAATTACCTAATTGCTTTTTCTGAATATTATCTTCATTTTTATTTAAATTACCACCACCCCCAATACCATAAAGATTAGAAATGAGAATATCATTGTCTTCGTGTAATTCAGGGAGTAATCTGGTTAATGGTTTATCAATTGTGATCAATAAATGTTGAGATTTTGATAACTTTCTATATTCATCAATAGACATATTTCCATAATATTTATCTAATGTGTAATATGGATTTGGTGCAGGTTTAATATTAATTTTATAATCAAAAATTTTAGAATAAATTTGATTTAGTAAATGATATCTTTCAAATTTTGTTGAATCATCAATATTTTCTTTCATTAAATGTGCAGCAGCACATTCTGGAGAGCAAAAAGAGCCATACCCAAATATCTTATCATCAATATCATACTTAGGAATACAACATAATTCATTATTAAATTGATACGTGCACCAGAAGCAATCCGATTTTTTATTTGATAAAGTATTTTGATATAAACTAATTTTAAGGTTTTTCAGTTTAGAATCTATATCAGAATCAACACGATTATCATTTTGAGTTACCGCATTGTTTTCATTTAAATTAACAGATTCATTAGTATCACTATAAATTGTATAATTATCATTTGAATATGATTGGATAGCCATAGGTATATTTGAGTCATATTGTAAAGGGTCTCTAATAAGTTTGTTAAGATTTGTGTTATATGAATCCAAATCTATAATGGTGCATTTTAAATGAAGTATAATATTTGTAACTTGATTGTAGTCAGAATTTTTTTCATTATGTTGAATAATAATTTTTCCTCCTTTTGGTTTTCTACCTTTTTTAGGAACGATTATTTCATTTTCAACTAAAACTATGTTTTTTTTTATCTTCGTCATTAAAGTTCTAAAAGTTTTCTTTCTATACCATTTATTCATTAAATGATATAAAAAATAAAGGATTATTAGTAATATGAGTAAATGTCGTGAAATATGTATTCCTTGGGTAGAGAAGTACCGTCCATCAAAGATGATAGAAATTGTTTTAGAACCATTGAATCGTGAATTATTTACAAATATTTTAGATATGAATTATTTTCCTAATTTATTAATTTATGGACCACCAGGATGTGGAAAAACAACAATAATTCAAAATATGATAAATGAGCATCAAACACGCTATAGTCAGGTAAACAAAAGTAATATAATTCATTTGAATGCAAGTGATGAGAGAGGAATTGACATTATAAGAAATCAAATACATCAATTCGTGAAATCAAATAATTTATTCGTATCAGGTTTAAAATTTGTAATATTAGATGAGGTTGATTATATGACAAAAAATGCTCAACAGGGTTTGAAATATATTTTACAAACGTCAAATTATAATGTAAGGTTTTGTTTAATATGCAATTATATAACAAAAATTGATGAGTCATTGAAAAATGAGTTTCTTTGTATTCGATTTAATCAGTTGCCAAAAAGAGATATTATAGTTTTTATGAAGGAAATAGCTGAAAAAGAAGAACTATCATTACCTGATGATTTAATAAATACTATTATGGAAATGTTTAATTCGGATGTAAGATCAATGATTAATTATATACAACTAAATCAGAATATAGTGAATGATAAAAGTAGTGAATTAAAAATAATGAATAAAAGTGTCTATGAAGGAATTTATCAATGGTTGCGAGAAGCAGATAAAAATAGTTTATTTCCTGAATATATTCATGGAATTAGTGTAAATTACAATGTTGATAAAAGAACTATTATCCAAAAATTTTTGAAATTCATCATATGCAATCATAAAGAAGTAGTGGATTCGAATTTTTTGAAATCAATAGAGATTATTTTACACAGACATGATATTCCAATTGAAGCACATTTAAACTTTTTGTTATTTCTATTTCTTGAAAATCATAATTTAAAAAATTGATTTGAAAAGAGTATAAAAACAACTAAATATATTTTATATAAAAATGTCATTATTAGATGATGAATGGTCTCAATTTTTAAGTTTGAATGGTATGGAAATAGTTTATGATAAAACAAAAAATATTGAAAAAAGAGAAATTTGTGAAAAAACTGAAGAAATAGTTACAGAACCAATCATAAATAATGATTATGAATTATTGATATCAACAAAGACAAAGGTATTATTTTTGAATACTGTTATTGACATTAATAATATTTTTTGGAATATTCCAATAATTGATTATTGGAAACCAAATAATGGTGTTGTAAAAAAACAGATGAAAATAGTTTCAAAAACATTAGATGAGTATAATAATTATCAATTAAAATTAGAAGGAATAAAATTTTATGATGAGAATATAATTAAACAAATAGATAATCCGTCAGCTCGAACAATCAAATTTAAAGATGAACGTAAAGTAACGATTGGAATGTCAAAAAAGGACATAATGTCTTTTCGTAGCAAAAAAAAGAATGCATTTTACAATTGTTTTGCGTTAATTGTAAGAATTAAACATGAAGAAAAATTCAAAGAATTTCATATAAAAGTATTTAATACAGGTAAAATGGAAATTCCTGGAATTGTCAATCGTGATATATTTGAAATTGTGAAAGTGATAGTTTTAGAAATATTACAACCACATGTTCAAGACTGTGTTTTATCGTTTTTAGAAAATTCTACAATCGATAATGTTTTGATAAATTCAAATTTTAATTGTGGATATTTTATACAACGAGATTCTTTACATAATATATTAAATACAAAATATGAAATTGAATCGTCTTATGATCCCTGTAGTTATCCTGGTATAAAATGTAAATATTATTTCAATAATAATATTGGATATGATATTGAAAAACAAACCGGTAAAGTTGATCGAGAAGATAATAATTTGAAATTGAATGAATTGAATGATAGCAAAAAATATACTGAAGTATCATTCATGATATTTAGAACAGGTTCTTGTTTAATAGTTGGAAATTGCAGTGAAAAGATGCTTAGATTTATTTTCGATTTCATTAAAAACATGCTTACAGAAGAATGTAAAAATATTTGTGTTTTAAACCAATTTCCAATAGTGAAAAAAAATAATAAAAAATTAAAAAAGAAAAATATTACATTTTCAAAAGAATATTATAAAGATATTTTAGGAATATAAGTGTGTTTATTTAAGAAAAAAATTATGTAGGTTATGTTTATTAGATATAATGAATGCAATCGTTACTACCCCTCCCTCTAGTGGATATCGTCTTCCTGACAATAATACTTTAACACATGCAGTAAAATTGGCAATTACTGAAGATAAACCAATATTATTTGATTATTGGGTAAGTTCTTTAGAAAAAACTGTTTTGATAGGTGTTAAAGAAAAAGATAATGAGAAACTCCTTGTAAAATCAGAAGAAGAATATACATCTCCTATTTCAAAGATATACAAGGTAGGTAATGAATATATAATTGCAACAGAGAATTCGATATATATAGTGGATGTTAATATACCAACAAAAAGAATTTCTGCTTAACTATAGAATTTTTTCTAATTGACTAATTTGATCCGAAGTTAATACATCAGGAAATTCTATATCAAATTCAATTATTAAATTTCCTGTAAAATTATCACGTATCATTCCTAAATTAGGAATAACTTTTTTAAAGTTAGGTTTAATAACTGCTGATCTTGACTGATTATTCAGACATAAATTTTGACCGCTAATATGTTTTAATTCGAATGAAAATCCACATAAAGCATCTTTGAGAGATGTTTTTTTTTTATAAATAAGATCAAGACCATTTCTCTTAAATTCTGTTTGATTTTGAATATTAATTCCTATTTTAATGTCACCAATTGAATGTTCATTGATTACATTACCTTTGTTCCTTAAAATAATAAATTCATTACTATCTATACCAGGTGGAATTGTTATATAAATTGTTTCCGTTTCAATCCTTTTCGTATCATTTTCTATAGTCCATCTTTCAACTTCTATGGGTACTGTACATCCAGTATAACATTTTTCCATTGATAATGAAATATTATGTAGTATAGGAGTTGGTTTTTGAATATGTTGTTGAAAAATCGCACCATTATGAAATATTTGAACACCTGGTCCTCCTTGACTGTTAAACATCATATTAAAAATATTACCGATATCAATATCATTTTCGTTATCGTGTTGAAAACCTCTTCCAAAAAATGGATTATTTAATTGAGAATCATATTGTCTTTTTGATTCATCATTACCAATCATTTCGTAAGCCGCATTTATTTCAAGAATTTTTATTTTAGCTTCTTCATGTGGATTTCTGTCTGGATGATATTGAAGTGATAATTTTCGATAAGCTTTTTTAATTTCATTCCCATTACTTTGATTAGAAATACCAAGAATATTATATGGATTCATTTATAATATATGAGACAAACGATTGATTTATTTATATTGTTTTTACAATGACTTAAAAATAAGGTTTTAGTTTTATATATTATATGGGTGAACGATTTCCTTCAAAATATAGGGCGAAATCATTGGAAGAATTTTTTATTGGCAGTAAAAATACGGTATCAACAGAATCAATAATCCGCACGTTATTAGAAATAGATGACATTAATATTCTTTTTGTGGGAAATATTTGTAGTGGAAAAACAACCCTTTTAAATATAATGATTCGTGAATATTATGAATTAAGTAAGGATGAAGTTATACCTGATGACAATATTTTGTATATAAATAGTTTAAAAGAACAAGGAATAAGTTTTTTTCGTAATGAAATGAAAACACATAGTCAATCGTGCTCAAGTATTCATGGAAAGAAAAAAATGATAATAATAGATGATATCGATGGTATTAATGAACAATCTCAACAAGTATTTAGAAACTACATTGACAAATATAAACGTAATATTCATTTTATTTCTGTATGTACCAATATTCAAAAAGTAATTGAAAGTTTTCAATCACGTGTTCATATAATAAAAATAGAGTCACCATCAGAAGATCAATTAATAAGTTTATATGACAAGATTTTATATGAAGAAAAAATGATAATAAGAGAAGATGCAAAAAGATATCTAATAACATATTGCAAAAAATCATTTCGTTCATTATTGAATCAAATGGAAAAAATGTTTTTATTGAAGCGTACTATAGATTTAGAAACATGTATTAAATTATGTGCAGAAGTTAATTCGATACAATTTGAATGTTTTATATCTAACTTACGAAAATCAGATTTACATGGTGCGATAAAAGTAATATATGATATATACGATTATGGTTATTCAGTAGTTGATATTTATGATTATTTATTTACATTTATAAAGGCAACAGAAACTTTGTCTGTAGATGAAAAATATCTATTGATTCCATTATTTTGTAATTATATAACAACCTTTTATAGCATTCATGAAGATTCAATAGAATTAGCTTTATTTACAAATCGTGTTTATTTAGTATTAAATCTCGGTTAATTTTACATCAAATAAAATAAAAGAAGTCAAATCATTATTAATTGATTATTATTTTCAGCAATTACAAGTAAATTATTCGTATGATGAATATTTAATTGACATATATAATGCAAGTCATTATATTCCGATTTTTGTTTTAATGTGGTTTGGTACAATAGCAACTGATGAACTTATTGATAAAGAATTTGTATCAACATTTTTACGGAGTTATTTGACTTTTGTATCAGTTTAATATATATTGTTAATATAAAATGTTTAATATTGAGACAAAAAGGATACCTTTTTACATAATAATGTTTATCGTTGTTTTAATAATAAGTACATTTGGAAATAAATTAAGAAGTTCATTTGAATCGGAAAATAATCAAGATGAGTATCGTTTAATACAAAATTATTTATTAAATGATTCATTATTAGATGGATATCATAAACCAAAATTATGGATTCACTCTAAATATGAAAAAAATGCTCGAATATGGAAATCATTTTATTCACGTAATTCAACTGATTTAAATGAACCATATATTCATTTAACTATAAAGACAATAATTGATCATTGTGGTGATGATTTTAATATATGTCTTATTGATGATGATTCATTTAGCAAATTAATTCCTTCTTGGAATATTAAAATTGATTTATTAGCTGAACCAATGAAATCAAATATGCGTGAATATGGTATGACATTTTTATTATATTTATATGGAGGTATGATTGTTCCTAATTCATTTATATGTCTTAAAAATTTGAAAGATTTATATGATAAAGGTATATCTCAAGGTATGCCATTTATATGTGAAAATATAAATCATTCATTAGATATTTTAAGAGAAAAAAAAAGAATGTTGTTTATTCCAGATATATTTTTTATGGGTTCTCTTAAAAACAACCCAACTATTCGCGAGATGCTTGAATATTTAAAAAAACAAAATAGTGATCCCCATTTTTCATCTTGTAACGAGTTTTTGGGAAATACCAATCAATGGTGTCTCGATAAAATTAAATTAGGTAGAATGATCCTAATTGGAGGTGAAGTAATAGGAATAAAAACTGAAAAGCAAAAAACAATTTTATTAGAAGATTTAATGGAAGACAATTTTCTTGATCTTCATTCAGAATGTTGTGGTATATATATACCGCATGATGAATTATTAAAGAGAATAAAATATCAATGGTTTGCTGTTTTATCTTCCCAAGAAGTTTTGAGGTCAACTGCTATAATTTCAAAATATTTGAAATCATCAATAGTCGACACAAGCAATATGTATGAAATTGAAAATTAGTATTATTGTATTGTATTAAAAAAAAATATTTATTTCTTGTTTCGTGTACAAATATAATTTGTATTATATTTATAAATATCAGGAATTCTTCATTATACCTAAACTTACTTTCTTGATTTTTGCGATTTTCTCATTTTTCTTGTAAAACCAAATTTACCTTTTTTCGCAAAATATCCGTGTTTTTCTAAACGCTTTTCTTTTTTTGCAGTATGATGTTTTTTTGTTGAAACTATTCTACCCCATTTGTTGTATAATAGTTCATTTTTTTTCAAGCATCCACTTGTTTTATATGCAGTTCCATTCCATACCTGTTGCCTTGAACCAAATAGGTTTGGATATTTTTTTCCATTTATATGATAATTATTATCGTCACCGCGAACTGGTCTTTTCATAATATACATCTAATTAGAAAAGAAATTAAAACAGGGAATTGACATTTGTTATTATGACGTAAGGATTTTCTGAAAGGGGATCCGGACCCCTTATAATTGAAACAGTTTGTGTTATATACGTTGCACTTGTATTTATAGAAATCTCTGACAAACCACCATTAGCTTTTGGAGCTTCACCTTCCTCAGTAGGTTCAACCGGATTAACACCTACAGTATTGGCGTAAAATTGACCAGTAACAGATACTTGTGATATTAAACTTACCGTAAATGTTCTATTTGGTGTTTCTGGAACATTAGTGATATTAAGTTTATAATTTACTTCTTGTGGCACAACTGCTTTCAGATTATAAATTGCATTTTCACTGTAACTTACATTAACCACATTATCTTCAATTTCGGCTTCGGAAATGGTTTCTGAAATACGATTCACTGTGGTCAATTGCTGGTCAGTGACACTACCTTCAAATATAATATCTGATTTAGTATCAAAAGTTCCAGTAGGACCAGTAGAACCAGTAGAACCAGTAGCACCAGTAGCACCCGTAGCACCCGTAGAACCAGTAGCGCCAGTAGCACCAGTAGCGCCAGTAGGACCAGTAGAACCAGTAGCACCAGTAGCACCAGTAGAACCAGTAGCACCAGTAGAACCAGTAGGACCAGTAGAACCAGTAGCACCAGTAGCACCCGTCATACCCGTAGAACCAGTAGAACCAGTAGCACCAGTAGCACCAGTAGAACCAGTAGGACCAGTAGCGCCAGTAGCACCAGTAGAACCAGTAGCACCAGTAGAACCAGTAGCACCAGTAGCACCAGTCATACCCGTAGAACCAGTAAAACCAGTAGCACCAGTAGCACCAGTAGAACCAGTAGAACCAGTAGAACCAGTAGAACCAGTAGCACCAGTAGCACCAGTAGCACCAGTAGCACCTGTAGCGCCAGTAGCGCCAGTAGCGCCAGTAGCACCAGTAGAACCAGTTATTCCTGTTGGTCCAGTTTCTCCTGTTGACCCTGTCCATCCAGTTGCCCCTGTATCACCAGTATCTCCTTGTACACTTGCAGTTCCATTTAATCCTCTTTCCCCCTTACTTCCAGTTGGTCCTGTCATTCCTGTTGATCCTGTTGATCCTGTTACTCCAGTAGCACCCGTCATACCAGTAGAACCAGTAGCACCCGTAGAACCAGTAGCACCAGTAGCACCAGTAGGACCAGTAGCGCCAGTAGGACCAGTAGAGCCAGTAGCACCAGTAGCGCCAGTAGGACCAGTAGCGCCAGTAGCACCAGTAGCGCCAGTAGCACCAGTAGAACCAGTAGAACCAGTAGCACCCGTATCACCAGTAGCACCAACAGAACCCATCATACCAGTGTCACCAACAGAACCCATCATACCAGTGTCACCAACAGAACCCATCATACCAGTGTCACCAACAGAACCCATCATACCAGTGTCACCAACAGAACCCATCATACCAGTGTCACCAACAGAACCAGTAGCACCCATCATACCAGTATTACCTTGAATTCTAATACCCGAATTAGTATTTTGATTTATAAACTGTAAGAAATTGGTAGTCGCAGAAGACATATTGGTATATAGATTATATATATATATATATATTTGTTTCTTGGAATAAACTTAAAAAAATTGATTAAAAGTTTATAATAATATGGACAATACACAATTTAATACATACCATACGATAGAAATAATGTCATCTGAACTTTGCCAAAAATATCAAAAAAAAACAGATAAACAACATATTCTTGATAATCCTGACACTTACATAGGTTCAGTTGAGAATATTGATTCAAATATGTGGATATTTGAACAAGAAACACAAAAGATGTTCCTAAAACAAATCGATTATATTCCTGGACTATACAAATTATTTGATGAAGGTATTGTAAATTGCAGAGATCATGTTATAAGGATGATAGGACAACAAAATAAAAGTCTAAATGCAAAATGCGTAACATATATAGATACTACAATATCAAATGATGGATTAATTACTTTTGAAAATGATGGTAACGGTATTGATATTGAAAAACATCCTGAATATGATATTTGGATACCTGAAATGATATTCAGTCATTTAAGAACATCGACAAATTATGATAAGGATGAAAAAAAGATTGTAGGAGGAAAAAACGGTTTCGGTTTTAAATTAGTACTTATTTGGTCGACTTATGGTAGCATTGAGACGGTTGATCATATTAGAGGTTTAAAGTATTTTCAAGAATTTCATAATAATTTGGATAGCATATCTGAACCAGTTATAACAAAAACGAAATCACAGAAGCCATATACAAAAGTTACATTTAAACCTGATTATTTAAGACTAGGAATGACTGAATTGAGTGACGACATCATTTCTCTTTTTAGGAAAAGATTATTTGATATAAGTGCAATAACAGACCATGATACAAAAAAAATAAAAATGCACTACAATGGTGAATTGATAAATATCAAAAATTTCCAACAATATGTAGATTTGTATATAGGTAAAAAAGATAGCAATGATGCAAAAAGAGTTTATGAAAAATCAGGTGATCGTTGGGAATACATTGTTGCAATTTCACCAACTCATCAATTTGAGCAAATATCGTTTGTAAATGGTATATGTACATTTAAAGGCGGAAAACATGTTGAATATATAATGGGACAAATCACTCGTAAGTTACAAGCATATATAGAGAAGAAAAAAAAAGTTGTTGTGAATATGAATACTATAAAAGAACAATTAATATTATTTGTTCGTTCTGATATTGAGAATCCAAGTTTTGATAGTCAAACTAAAGATTATATGAATACACCATCTAATAAATTCGGTTCATCCTGTGTCGTTTCTGATATGTTTATTGAGAAAATTGCTAAAATGGGTGTAATGTCTACGGCTTGTCAATTGACAGATATAAAAGAAAATCGTGTTGCAAAAAAAACTGATGGTTCAAAAACACGATTTGTGAGAGGAATATCTAATTTTATAGATGCAAATAATGCTGGCACCGTGCAGTCAAAGGATTGTATTTTAATACTTTGCGAGGGTCTCTCAGCAATGTCTGGTGTTGTAAGTGGATTATCCAGTAGTGACAGAAATAATTTCGGAATTTACCCATTGAAAGGTAAATTATTAAATGTACGTGGTGAAATTACAAAAAGAATAAATGAAAATAAAGAAATATCTGACTTGAAACGTATATTAGGTTTGGAAAGTAAAAAGGAGTATAAAACTATAGATGATGTCCATAAATTATTAAGATATGGTAAAATAATGATTCTAACTGATTCTGATGTTGATGGTTCTCATATAAAAGGATTATGCGTTAATCTATTTCAAAGTGAATGGATTTCTTTATTTAGAATTTCTGGGTTTCTGTCTTTTATGAATACACCTATATTAAGAGCAATTAAGGGAAGTCAAACATTATTATTTTATAATGAAGGAGAATATAAGTCTTGGAAAGAAAATTTACCCAATAATAACACAAATGGTTGGACAATAAAATATTTCAAAGGACTTGGTACAAGTACAAGCGAAGAATTCAAACAATATTTTGCAAATAAACGTATAGTTGATTTCGTCTATACAGATACTGATTCAGACGATATAATTGATAAAATATTCAATAAAAAAAGACCAGATGAGCGTAAAAAATGGCTTGAAAATTACAATAAAGATTCTTACTTGAATACATCTATACCTTTGGTAAAGTATGAAGATTTTATAGATAAAGAACTGATTCATTTTAGTGTTTATGATTGCGAACGTAGTATTCCAAATATAGTAGATGGTTTAAAAACCTCTCAAAGAAAAATTTTGTATTGTGCATTTAAAAGAAATCTTGTTAAAGAAATCAAAGTAGCCCAATTTTCAGGATATATAAGCGAACATGCCAATTACCATCATGGTGAGAATTCTCTTCATTCTACAACAATATCAATGTGTCAAAATTTTGTGGGTGCAAATAATATAAATATTTTAGAACCAAAAGGTCAATTTGGAGGAAGATTAATGGGTGGTAGTGATGCTGCTAGTGAGAGATATATTTATACAAATCTTTCATCAATAACCAGAAATATTTTCCAAGAAAATGATGATGCAATTTTGAATTACATTTGTGATGATGGTCGTTATATTGAACCTGAATATTATATTCCTATAATTCCATTTGTTTTAATCAATGGTGTCGCTGGAATTGGGACTGGTTTTAGTACAAATATACCTTCATTTGATCCCCAACAAGTAATAAAATATTTAGAAACTAAATTATTATCAAATATCTCTAATGAAGAAATGGTCTTTATACCATATTATGAAAATTTTAAAGGGACAATAATATCTATAAATGATGAACCGAATAAATTTATTATTAAAGGAGTTTTTCAAAAAATAGATGATAATAATATAATCATAACTGAACTTCCTGTTGGTACATGGACAATGCCATATATATCATATTTAGAATCGTTAGTTGATGGAGGTGTGGATAAACAAGGGATTAAAATTGCACCAATAATAAAAAATTTCATATCCAATTCTACAGAAAAAGTGGTGAATATTAATATAACTTTATTTGATGGCAAATTAGAAGAATTAGGAATAAATGGAATAGAAAAGTTATTCAAATTAACTACAACAATATCTACAACAAATATGCATCTATTTGATAAAGATTGCAAATTACGTAAATATTCATCCGTATCTAATATTATTGATGATTTTTACAAAATAAGATTAAGTGCTTATGAAAGACGAAAATCTTATCTTATAGAACAATTAGAGAATATTTTGATAAAAATATCGAATAAAGCAAAATTTATTCAATGCATTCTTGATGATGCTATTGATTTAAGAAAAAAATCTGCTGAAAATATTGATATTTTACTACAAAAAATCGGAATGGTTATTATTGAAAATTCATATGATTATTTAATAAAAATGCCAATGAATTCTGTGTCTTCTGAAAATGTTCATAAATTACTAAAAGAAAAAGATGAAAAAACATTGGAATTAGAAGAACTCCGTAATATAACTATAGAACATATGTGGCTGAAAGAGTTGAATGAATTTAATGATGAATATTGTAAATACCGTAATAAAAGACGTGAAGAATACGTTGAACCTGAAAAAAAAATATTAAATATAAAAAAAAGAATGAGAAAGAATTAAAATAAATCTCATGTTATTATATAATGTTGAAAAATAAAAAAATATATTATGATAGAACTACAATAAGAAAATGTATTAATTTAATTAGAAAAATAAAACTTAAATCTATAAAACATGTGATACTTTAAATGGAGCACAATATTCATATATCGAATATTAAATATATACTCATATATAAACATGCAGATTTATAAAAGACTATCAGTATTTTTAGATGCTACGTTTGAAATATTTCGAATAATTATGGCTTGTGCTATATCGATATTTGTTCCACAAAAATGTTTTCCAAATGGTAGTTGTGATAATAAAATTAACGGTGAATTTTATCACGTTTGTTTGGTAAAAACAAACATTACATTCTCTTGTTTAACGACTTATAATAAAGTTGTATTAGTATTTAATATATTTACAATTTTTTCTTTTATGATCCTCTATTTTATTGAATTGAAACGAGATCAATGGATACTAAAACATTTTGAGACAGATAAAAGAAAATTATGTTTAGACATGGATGATTTTACATTACAATATAGATATTTGTTCGAAAAACTAAAAAACTATAATGTGATTTATTATGTTTCATACAAAATGATTATAATTATTTATATATCCAATACAATCCTTAGTTCATTTCTTGTGTATATCTATTTTTACGATATAACTACGCTAACATTTCTTATTGGAAATATTTTGCTTTGTTCTCAAAAAGTTTATTATGGAATGCGTGTCTCATATAATTCATACGTAAAAAATTTACCAATGTGTTATTTTTTGAAAAATTTTATTTCATTTAATACAATAAAATCAAATAAATGTCATACCAAAAAATCAGTAGATATTGGACCATTCACAAGTGTAAAAAAAATATCTAAAATTTTAAATCCCGAAATTCGTTCACCATATTATAATGAATATTCACTTGAACGAATAATAGAAAAAATCGATGTTTAGATCCATGGTCTCTCCTGTAATTGTTTGTATTGTCTATCAGATTGCATCGAATTTTCTAATGGTACTACTAATGTGGATTGGTCTTCCAAGTATTTAACATAAGAAACAGCTTCATTGTAAACAAAAGGAACACAATAATTCAAAACTTTTTTGTTAAGAACTTCAATTTGTCCAGTAATATCTGTGGTTTTGTTTTGAGAGAATTGTAAAAATATAGACCTCATTATTATTTTCAAATTATCTGAACTTTGTTGTGATGCAACAAATTTTTGATTTGATAAGTTGTAAACACCTGAACGAATCCCATTTTGTATTATTTGTTCATTTTCTGCAGAAAAATAGACATGAGATAACAAACTATCTTCCCAAATTCCGAGGGTTGCATTTCTATATTCAGTTGCTTTATTTTTGATTGCGACACGTTCATACATTTTGAATTTTGCATCTGGATCTTGTTCTTCCATAATATTAACACGTCCGTTGTATTTCTTCATATCAATAATTGTATTTGTTGATAAATTTAAATTCATATCCCTAAAATATTCTACTATATACATTATGAACAAAATTAAAATGTAGTTTATAATGTATAATGGAAATGTTTTATAAAATTGTTTTATTTATTGCGGTTGTCTTATTAGTTTTGATATTAACTTTTATGGGACTTTTAATGCGATCACAAGAAAAAAATACTGTTTATCCACCAAATTTAAATGTATGTCCTGACTATTGGAGTTCCAATGATGAAGGTAATTGCACAATGCCAACAGAAAAATCATTTAATGATCAATCAAATTTTCTTAATTCTGGAGGAAATAATTATTTAGGGGCTTCGTCAATAGCACCTTACAGCGAAGATACAAAATCATTTGATACAAAAAATGTATTATGGGAAAGTGGTGGTCAAAGTAGGGTTTGTGCTCAAAAATCTTGGGCAAATCAAAATAATATTACTTGGGATGGTATAAGTAACTATAATAAATGTTAATTTAAACTTTAGTAATATTTTCTGTTCCTAAAGATTAATGTAATGGTAATTTTGTTATGTTATCATTTTGAGCTGACTCTGTTTGTCTTTCTCTTATTTTTGACATTATATAGTGTTGGTCTTCCAGTTGTTTTTTATGTTTTTCGTATGGTGTCGTCTGTTTATCGTGACAATAATAAAGTCCTATACCAAAAATACAAAGGAAAGTGCTTAACACTATAGTGTTAAAAATAATGTAATATAATCGATTTCTGTTTTCACGACAATTATTCAAAGAGTAAGAAATATAATATTTTGCATTATTTTCAATTAATTGTGGCCCTTCCATCAATATTATAATATATAAAATATATTGTTAAATTAAACAAAACGAAATGAGTGAAAACACTTGTTTACAAAATAGGTTGGATGCAGTAGATAAACAAATACGACTTTCTAAACTCAATACAATTAATTGCTCTGGAACTGAGGATGCAAATAAAGCATTAATGGAAGAAAATGAAAGATTAAAGAAACAATTATTAGATGCAAAACAATTAAATAATGATGGATTACTTATTACTGAATCTTCACCAGTATCATTATTTCCCATTATAGTAATTTATATCATATTGATTTCAATAATTGGTATATTCTACAATAATTTGATAACGAAATCAATAATAGAAATTATGAATAAAAACAATGTTACTCTATCAAACTATTACGAATTAGACTATAGTGATAAATGGAATGAAATTAACCACTGTTTGAGTCAATATCGTTTTATTTTATTTATAGTATTTTTTATAGTTATTTTCATAGTGAATGTTTTCATTGTTTATACTCTTATTTTAAAAGGTACTCAATTAAATAATGCTATGAAAGTAGTATCAATTTGTATTCCTGCAATTGTAGGAACAACATTTATATTAGTGAACAATGTTAATTTTGTGAAAATTTTTGAAAATACAATTGGTTTTGCTTTAGCAAAATTATTTTCACCAAAAAAAGATACCTCTTTTAGTATTTTTATAAGTAATTTATTTAAACATGAAAAATTTCCGTTGGGAGGTATAAGTTTCGATTTTTTATTTTCTGTATTTCGGTTAGATAATTTTGGTGATATTCTTAAGGATATTGGTACCAAATCAAATGGAAAATATGATTTTCATCTTAACTCTCCTTCTGATTCTGATTTAAATAGTTTTGCTTCGATGGTTGTTATGAAAAATTCTATTGGACATTTATGTTGGGTATTTTTCTCAACGATAGCTTGTACAATGGTTTCTATCAAGTATTTAGCCAAAAAACTATAATTAAGTTGCAATAAATAATAAAATTGCTAGATATGAAAAAATTGCTAAAATAATAGATACAATCCAAATTGGTAATATTGTTTTGTTTCTATAAGATAAACCGAAAATTCTAAATCCACCATACTCATTATATATTATTTTAGGTTTGATAATATGTATGGAAATCATGAGGATTAGAAAAATATAAATTGCACAAGAAGTTTTATGTAACCTAACAAATCGAACAATCATTATTATATGTATATCTTTTAGTTTTATTAGAATATGAAGAAAAAAAGCAAATTATTTTCTCGCTAATTTTAATGCTAAACTATTTTTTTCACATCCATCTGATAATAAACTAAAATCACTTATACTTGCTTTACCACCACTTAATGCGGATGCTAAACGTGCAAGGCCCCATCCTTTAGCTGATTGATTTGGACGAGACCCTGAACTATAATAAGCACCTTGACCTTTTTCAACTATTTTTTTTAAAACTTTTAAACTACATTTTGTTTTTTTTGATAATTCTTTATTTGGTGTAATACTATTCAAATTATATAATTTACAAGCTTTTATAATATGAGGCGATCGTTTTGATGTAAATGATTTCAATTTGTCTCTGTTTACATATTTTTTTTTTTTGTAAGATTTTCGTGATTTTTTTATATTTTTTATTTGTTTTATTCTATCTTTCTTAGTAAGGTTCGATGGTACATAATTCTTCATTATATATAATCGTCAGATTTTATTCATCATTATTATCATCATCATCATTATTATTTCCATCACCATCTTCATTATCATAGCCATCAACATTTTCATTCATTTCATCATAATCTAATAATATTTTTGTGTCATCAATAGGTTCATCTAAGTCTAAAGGTACTTCTATTTGCAAACCTGATTTATCGTAAGCTAAAGGATTGTATTTAACTAAACCCAATTTTCCTTCACCCCAAGTACCAAGATTATATTTTTTGAGTTGTCCTGATGCCATTCTTTCGTCTTTATTTAAACCTCCCAACATATCAGTTATTGATTTTTTTTCAGTCTCACGGGATTTGAAGATATCTTTTTCTATCATATGAGATGATTTATCAATTTCTAATTTATTAAGCACTTCAATATGAAGAAATGATGTTAATAATTCAATAGTTCTTTCTTTTATTTCATTATCACCAATTATCAAATAAATATAAAAAACTGATAACAAACAATAAGTATAAAGTTCTTGATAAACTATATCATCATATTTTTCTGTCGTTTCATTTGGTATTATATCTAAGAAAGCTATGATTTCTTGTAATTTTTCTCGGTTCGTAGAAAATAAAATTCCATCATCTTCAAAATTGAATTTATTTAATTCAGTATATAGTGTTTCATTTTGATAATTTTCTATATCTTTAATATGTTTTGGAGCAAATTTCCATCGTTTAGTAACTGGTTGAAAAGTTGTTACTTTATTTATAATCATTGATGGATAAGTATTAATCATATTATTGACTGCATTTTTAATATACTGTTTTATTATTGGAATAGCATTTGTTTTATTTTCTTGAAATATATTCCATTTCGTCCATTCTGATAATTCAGACAGGTTTTTTTCCCAAAAAATCTTTTGATTATCAGGAAGATAATAATGTATTGGTTCTAGTATTTTTTCTTTTATATTTGCATTAAGATTCGATAAATAAATTTTGAAATCATCAGTTTTATTTTTATTCTTGATATTAAAGAGTAACTCATTGAAAGAGTCTTTTTCAATAATACTATCATCGACAATGTCTTTCTCAATAATACTTTCATCGACAATGTCTTTTTCAATAATACTTTTATCGACAATGTCATTGATAAAATTTTCAAAATCAATATGTGAATCAATAAAAATATTTGGTTTAATTAATACTAAATTAGAATCAAATACAATTTTTAGAACATTATCAAGATTTGTATTATCATATTTATCTTCTTTATCTTTAATCGAGAATAATTTTGAAAAACGAAAAGGTGTAGGACCTGGTTCATTCAATTTCAAGTAATGATTAAATGCTAATATCAGATTAACTTCAGATTGTTTTCCATCAACGAAATTTTTTATATGTTTCTTTTTTGATGTATTTTCATCATAAATTAGAAAAGGTGGTGTCGTCAAATCTTTCATATCTGATAATACTAATTCACATTTACTGGATGAATCAATATAGTTTAATAATTTGTCATTTTCATTAATGAAATAGTCTAATGTGGATGTAGTAGAACTAATTTCATTTTTACAACAAGCATTCTGTAGATATGGTATATTAGAACCCGTGTTTAATAACAATTCTTTTTTTTTAACAATGTCATTAATTAATTCAATAATTCCATACCCATACATGATAACTTTAGAACGATAAATTTCAAAATAATTACGCTGTGATTTATGACCTTCACCTACTAATTTGGTAAATTCTGAGTGCATACCTTTTGACATATCATTTATTGAATCTTTGACACTAAAAGGTAATATAGGTGGTAAAACATTAACCCATTTATTGATACTATCTATATTTTGAATATTTATTATTACATTAGAAGAATCATTTTTCAATTTGGTTTCATAGAGTAAATCTATTTCTTTATTCAACATTAAAAGTGAAATTTTTTGTTTCAAATTTTTTTTAAAAATACTTGGAGATACTTTATTTATAGTTTGCCATGGTGTTATTGAACTTCCTAATTTTAATACGACACAAGCCATATATTCTATACCTGATTCATCCTCGACATTATTTTTCATCGGGTATCCAGTGAATGATTTTATACATTCTTCAAATGTTTTTATGACTTTAATTGATGGAATAGAAGTTTGAATAGTTATAAATATCAAAGAACTAACAATATAAATAATATTTTGATTATAAAAATCTTTGTACAATATGTTTTTGATTTTGATGGATTTATTTTGATTTTGTAAATATGCAATTTTTCTATTATAAATTTGTTCATCTTCTAATGTATCAATTATTTCAAGTGATTTTTTAACAATAAAATTACTATCTAATTTTGTTTGAAGGTTTAGGTTCTTACAAATTGCAGAAAATATTGTATCTACAATTGAAGAACTTTTATGATTTCTTTCTTCATCTTTTTCAACATCATCTTTTGGAACAATTGAATATGAAGTAATTATAGATCCTGCATCATTATATTCTTCATTATTTGTAAAATCTAAATTTGAAATTCTATAACCGCTTTCAATATCAAAGTACATACCATCTGAATCTGTTTCTCCAAATTGGTCAATTATTTCACGCAATTTTGTTTCATAAGTTCCTTCATTGAATGCAATCGCCAAATCATACATAAAAAGCGGTAATAATTTAGTATTTGATTCTTTGCAATACAACCAAAATGGGGATTCATTTGGTTCGATTGAAGGTCGTGTAAAATTATTTACAAATGTAATAATATATTTATGTTTAACATTAATATCCTGATAAGTAATAATATTGTCTCTTAATGCAGAGAAAGGTGATTTTACAGTGATATCTGTATTAATTGATTTTCCTAATTTTAATGATTTCATATTTTGCTCTAGTAATTTTTTATGTTTTAATATTTTATTTTGATTACAATATTTTATTTGTTTTTCAAGTTTAGTATTAATATCAAATTTCATTATTGTATCCATTTCATCTAATCTTTTTTTGAATTCAGTAGCATATACATTTTTGTGTTCATTTAATGATTCACAATTATGAGTTGATGTGTTTTTGATACATTTATTACTTATATTGCAAAATAAATCATTGTTATTTAAAAAAGATTTAGAATTCAATGTCTTATCTTCAATCCATATATTATTATCGTGATTACGTTTGAAATATCTTGGTACTAATATCAATTCTGATGATAAAACAGCATATTCTCCATTTCGAATAATTTGTTTTCCTAATTTGATAGATTTTGCCATATTAATTGCTTCATCTTTAGAGCAAAAATGATTAATTATTAGTTCTTGTTGTAATTTTTCAATTGTTGTAAAATTTTTCATCAAATGATAAGGTAAAATATCATATTCTAAATCATAATATAAAATATCGATTCTATTATCTTGCTCTAATTCTGATAATGATTTATATTTTTTTGCAATAAATCTACTTTTGCATTCATTATCGGCTTTTATTAATAAAACATCATCTACAAATGTGGGATTAATATTTAAATGATCGTTTTTTGCATAAAGAATTTGACAAAATGTATTACCTTCATCATTAGACATTATATTTGATAATTTTTCAGAAGATGAAGTAAAATTTATGGTATTAAGAATATAAATTTGTTCATAAATTTCATTCAAACCATTATTACTTATTATTGTCGAATCAATAGCATTATCAAATTTTAAATTTTTTTTTCTTTCTAATTGATAAATTGATTTCGCACAATTATTATTCATAATTGTAATTGTTTGGACATAGACTTTCATTATATTTTTCATTATACCCAATATAATTCCAAATTCTCCTCCACTACTCTCTACATTTTCTTGAATATTTTTTGAATCAATCATAAATGTTCCTAACAAATTATTCACTATTTCAACAAAACTGTAATTCTTGAGTAATAAAAAATTTAATGGAATTAATTTTAGAAGTTCATATGTTGTTGGGATAATTGTATATATAAATTTTTCAAATTTATCTCTGTCTTCTTCAATTCCATTATCTTTATCTAGAATATAATGAATTGTATTTTGAATAAAATTATTTGTATTTAATTTTTGAAGTTTTCTGTTTTTTTTTAATTCCTCATTCGACATTTGTGTTCTTCGAGGTCTTTTGTTTGGACATAAATCATATCGTTTATTTTCATAAAAATTAATTTCTTCAAACCTCTCAATTTTTTTTGTTTCAATATGGTTTTTTTTATTATTATAAATTCCTAATATTTCAAAAATTGATATATAATTGTTATTTAAAGATGAACGAGTCATAATATCAATGACAGGTAAATTCAATTTTGTAAATTCAACAAATGTTCTAGGTAACATGATAATTGATGTTACATTCATTGTTTCACCTGTATTAAATCTTTGATTAATATTTTTACTTTTATTCCAAGAAGATTTTTTAAAACAATTTGAAGAGCCGTTAATAATACCTTCTTGGTCAAATTTTACGTTTTGTTTATCTTTTAATACATTATCGTCATTTGATTCTGTAAAAGGAATCATAATGATATCTTGTTCTTTCATAAAATCTTTATAAGAATATTTTTTATTGGATTTTGCAAAATATTTTCTTTGAATTTTATATTGTTCTTTTATATCCTTTTCTAAACTAATTAATTCAATTTCTGATGTATCAACTTCATCTTGAGTAGTGTAAAGTTTTTTGATTATCGATGTAGTTGGTAATACCCATTTTGGATATAGAGATTGATATATTAAATTAGCCAGTGGTTTATTATTCATTCCAAAGAGTGAAGAACATAAAATAAAACCATTCTCGTCTTTAATAGAAAAGTTTTCACGCAATTGTGTAAATCTTTCTATTATACGATTTATATTATCTAAAACATCTGGTGTCCTATCATAATTTGGTATGACAGAAAGAATTTCATCTAAAATATCGGTTGTTTGTGATTCCAAACTATATCTCTTATCAATTTCTCTTTTTTCGATTCTTTCCGTGATTTTTTCATCATCTCGATTAAATATTATGTCTTTTGATGAAATATACATAACCTGTAGTGCTTTACGTATATTTTCTTGATCTATTTCTATATTTGAATCAACTATTTCTGTTTCTTGGTCTATTTCTACATCAACAATTCCTGTATTTTGTTCTATGTAATTGTCGGGTATTTCACGATGAACAATTTTTTTAATACGAAGTTGCTTTGAAAGACCTTTATATTCAAAATCAATATATAAGGTTTCATTCATAATTTTCAATGTTGAATTCCATATTGATAATTCAATCATATCATATTCAACATTTGTTATTAATCCAGTTAAAATAAAATCAATATCAAAATCGTAATGGATATCTATCCAAATTCCTACAATTAAATTATTTTGTAAAGCATACCCCTGATGTAATGGATTTGAAATAGTAACAATTGATTTTATATTTTTATTAACCATTGTTCCATCTTCATTTAATTTTAATGTTAATACATTCTTTTCATTTACTAAGATTATTTCTGTGTTATCAATATAATCTACAAAATAAGTATCATTTTTAATTTCATCTGATATTTTGACGATAGCACCATATTGTATATATGTGTCTTTATCCATCCTTTATTTAAATTGTATCGAGAAATTAATATTGATTTTTTCACTAAAGACAAATTAATTAATGACAAAAAATAAAACCAATTTAGATGATAATTATCAATTTAATAAAAAAAGTAATCAATATAAAAGATACATTATAGTGTACGTATATATATTATGACTGATAAATCTGTTTTAATTCGTTCTTTTAATACACATTTTCTTGAACTTATAAATGATATTCTATTAATTTTTCCAACAAATCAAGATATAAAACATTCTCTAAATTCATTTCAAATGATTAGTCGTCTTAATCCAACTATTGTAATTAGAACATGGTATTCAAATATATATATTCCTTATAATTTAGTTATTTATTCAGGTGACATAACATTTTTTTTAGAAAAAAATTATGCGGAAGATTTATCAAATGCATCAAATGCAAAAGAAATAATGGGAATAATTGATAGAATAAGAGAACCGATTAAATCAATGAATGCTAAAAATAGGGAACATACAATAAAATATCTTCAAAATTTAACAAAATTATCAAAATTATACAGTGATATCTGAATTCCTTTTTTGTGATAAACTTTCTATAGTAATATTCTCGGGTAATTTATCTGCTTTATAATTATCCGCTGGTGTATTTATAAATTGATTATTATCTATTCCTACATAATTATGTAAAGGTCTTTCTGTTCCAGTACCTTGAGCACTAAGAACTTCATGATGTGTATTATAATTAGTAAATTTATCTGATGATACATTATGTGAACCCATATATTCAAAAGAAATTGGTTCAATATTATTATTTAATACAGTAGATTGTGTTTGTTGTGTATTTGTATATTTTGGTTCACTTTGAATATATGAAATTATCTGTTCAGCTCCTAATACTACTGTATGATTTTGACTTTTTCTTAGTATAGCAGGAACAGTTTGAATTGATGGTGGCATAGCAAATGTTTGTCCGTTTTCTAAATGAATATTTAAATGATTGTTTTTAGTATCTCTACTTCTTTTATCAATACAAATACAACTAATTTTATCAATTAAATTGTTTTTAGAAATGTATTGTATAACTTTTTGTGAATGTTTACAATGATTACTATAATAAAATTCGTCCATAATAATAATATTATATGATTTTTTCCAAATAAACGTTTCTTTCGATATAGTATGCCTTGTCGTAAATGTTTAGAAATCGGACATAATTCTAGAACCTGTAAAGTAATCCCTTTACCAATATCAAAGAAATATTACTGTTATATTTTACAACAGAAAGATAAACAAAAATCCCTAAATTATATTGGATATACGGTGGATTATAACCATCGTCTTAGACAACATTGTGGTTTATTGAAAGGTGGTGCTTTCTTTACTAAGAATAGAGGTCCTTGGGAGTTTTTAGCGGTCATGCATTGTCCAACTTGGAATAATATAAGAGCTTTACAAGTTGAATGGTTGATAAAACATCCAACAAGGAAAAGAAAATGTCCTAAATCTTTCACCGGTTCATCGGGAAGAATAAATAGTTTAGTAGAAATTTATAACAGAATACCACAAGATGAAATTATAAACCTATATGTTCATCCAAATTATATAGAATCATCACTAAAACTGGAATTAAAAAATAATATCACTATTAAATCAAATTTAGAAGAACTACACGATTTTTAAAACATTATCAATATTTCTTCATTTCTTCTTTATTGGTCATCTTTTCAGATTTTACGCACATTGAATGTAATAATCTATTTTGAAAATATAATACACCATATACTAAAGATCCAAAAATCATAGTTACTATCATTTTCTGATCCATTTTTTTGTTACCAGTAATTAAATAAAATGCTAAAGATACCAAAATCGATAAAAATATCAAATAATTAATAACTGATAATATATAAAAATAACTACAATACTCTATATCAAGTGGGCCAAAAATGTAATCATTTAAAGACATTATCTATATATTTAATATATATAATAATTTTGGTAATAAACTATATAAATAATATATACAGTATTACAATATAATTATGAAGAGTTCTGATATATGGACAATAATTGATACTTACTTCCGTGATACACCACAAGCTTTAGTAAAACATCATTTGGAATCATACAATTATTTTTATAAAAACGATATTTTTAATATATTCAAAGATAGCAATCCAATAAAAATTGTATCTGAAGAAAATAAAAATAAAAAAGGTGAATATAAATCTGAATGTAATATTTATATTGGTGGCAAAAAAGGTGATAAAATATATTTTGGAAAACCTGTAATATATGATGGTAAAAATAAAAAACATTACATGTTACCCAATGAAGCAAGATTACGTAATATGACTTATGCAATGACAATTCATTATGATATTGAAATAGAAATTATCAATATCCTCGATGAATCTGAAGAACCATCATTAGAAGGGAAAGAATTTACGAGTCAAGTTGAAAAAGGAAATATAGATCAAAATGAAGAACAAGTGGGTGGAAAACCAAAAACAGCACAAATAAAAAAGAAAAACACCGTTAATAATAATAATTTAACTGCAAATAGTGTGAAACAAATACAAGAGGAGACTAATAATTCTGTAAATTATATAAATGGAAATCGTATCCAAACATTATCTCATACACTAAATAATATATATTTAGGTAAATACCCAATCATGGTTCAATCAGAATTTTGTATTTTACATGGATTGACGAGGGAAAACAGATTTTCAATGGGTGAATGTAAGAATGATATTGGTGGTTATTTTATAATAGATGGTAAAGAAAAAGCTATAGTATCACAAGAAAAGTTTGCAGATAATGCATTATATGTGAAAAAATATTCATTAAACAGTGACATTGATGATAATGATGATGATGATGTTGATATTACAGAAGATCCTGAAAAAAAGACAGAAATAAAATTATTGGATTTTCTTTATTCAGCTCAAATAGTATCTGTATCAGAAAATATTTCTAAATTTGCACGAACACTTTCGATAAAAATGGTTGGACCTACAAAATCATTAACAAATATGAATTTGGTAGTTAATATTCCAAACGTCAAAGCGCCTGTACCATTATTCATTTTATTTAGAGCATTAGGTATAATAAGTGATAAAGATATTATTTCAACATGTATCCTTGATTTAGAAAAATATGGTTATATGATTGATTTATTTACACCTTCCATACATGATAGTGGAGGATTTTATACACAATCTTCTTGTCTAAATTATATTGGATTGTTAACGAAAGGTAAATCTAATTCTCATGCTCAAGAAATATTGGTTGATTATCTTTTACCACATATTGGAAAACAAAATTTTATTGAAAAGGCATATTATTTAGGATATATGGTTTTTCGTATATTATGTCTTCATGTTGGGATTGATAAACAAACTGATCGTGATAATTTCAAATATAAACGGGTTGAATTAGTTGGTCCGCTTTTAAATAATTTATTTAATGAATATTATAAAATTCAAAATAAAAAGATTCGTCTTGCGTTTGAGGGGACATTATATTATAATCGAGCACAATTTGAATCAAATATGATGGAACTTATTATGGTAAATTACATTGATGTATTTAAAAAGAATAATGATTTAGAAGTAGGTATTCGAAAGGCATTTAAAGGAAATTGGGGAGCTCAATCACATACAAAACGTATTGGTGTCGTTCAAGGTTTAGACCGATTATCTTTCAATTCAATGATGAGTCATCTCCGAAAAATTGTTTTACCATTAGATTCAAACCTTAAGATTGTAGAACCACGTAAATTACATTGTTCGCATTGGGGATTTATAGATCCGATTGATACACCTGATGGTTCTAAGATTGGGTTTCATAAAAATCTTTCAATTTCTACTCAAGTGACACGTGGTTATTCAAAAAATTTAATTATTAAATGGATTAAGGAAAATATTACCATTTGTCTTATTGAAAACACTAAGCCGTTACAACTTTCTTTATTAACAAAACTATTTGTCAATGGTTCTTGGATATGTAGTGTTGCTGAGCCTATTCAGTGTGTTGAAAAAATTAAGGCATTTAGACGCAATGGATTAATTCCGATTTATACAAGTGTAACATTTGATATAAGAGAAAATATTATTTATATTTATACAGATGGTGGAAGACTATGTCGTCCTATATTCTATACAAAAAATAATGCATTTTTTGAAATTGAAGATAATGATGTAAAGAAAAAAATTCACGAAAAAGAATTCACGTGGAATAATCTAATTACAGGATTTAATAGGAAAAAAGCAGATATCAATTTTGATCCAAATGATTGTAACTTTTACAAATTTAATGAATTATATGATATCAAAGATAAAAATATTGAAGATAAACAATTTTTGAAAAACAAAGCAATATTAGATTTTATTGACTGTTCAGAAACTGAAAATGCATTTATTATGACTGGTAATAATAATAATAATTCCAAAAGATATACTCATTGTGAAATACATGAATCACTTATTCTTGGTATGATGGGAAATCAAATAACTTTCCCTGAGACAAATCCTATGGCTCGAAATCTTTTTTCTTGCGGACAAAGTAAACAAGCATGTTCATTATATCATACTAATTATCAAATGCGAATGGATAAATCTTCTATGGTATTAAATTATGGACAATCACCACTATTAAAATCAAGATATGGACAATACATTAATCACGAAGAAAACCCATATGGTGAAAATACAATAGTTGCTATAATGTGTTATACGGGATATAATGTCGAAGATGCCATTTTAATTAATGAAGCTTCATTGCAACGTGGTTTATTTCGTACATCGTATTTTACTACATATGAAACACATGAGGAAGATACTGTTAATGCAGCTGGTGCTGCCGTAGATAAAAAAATAACAGATATGAATAAAAGTAATGATTTTCAGAACAAAAAAGTTGGACATAATTATTCAAAATTAGATATACAAGGTATTATTCGTGAAGGAGAAACGGTTGATGAAAAAACCGTATTAATTGGATTTTCGTCAAATAATGTATTAAACTATGAAAAAAGAATTGATATTTCTGTAACTCCAAAGAAAGGACAATTAGGAACAGTATTTAAATCATATATAACTGAAGGTGAAGAAGGTGAAAGAATTGCAAAAGTACGTGTTGTTGATCAACGTATTCCAGCAATTGGTGATAAATTTGCATCCAGAGTTGGACAAAAGGGAACAATTGGTATGGTAATAAAAGAGGTTGATATGCCATTCACATCATCGGGTATTCGTCCTGATATAATTATCAATCCTCATGCGATACCAAGTCGTATGACCATTGGTCAATTAGTTGAATCAATAACAGGAAAAGCTTGTGCTTTATATGGTGGTTATGGCGATTCTACTGCATTCAATCAAAATGGTTCTAAAGTTGAATTATTTGGTGAAATGTTGGTTAAAGAAGGTTTTCATTCAAAAGGTAATGAAATTTTATATAACGGAATGACTGGTGAACAAATTGAAAGTGATATATTCATTGGACTAACCTATTATATGCGTTTGAAACATATGGTTAAAGATAAAATAAATTACAGAAGACAAGGACCTAGAGAACAATTGACAAGACAACCAGTAAGTGGACGAGCAAATGATGGTGGGTTACGTATAGGTGATATGGAAAAAGATTCTATTGTTTCTTATGGAGCTACTAATTTTTTAACAGAATCAATGATGGAAAGAGGTGATAAATATTATATTGCAGTTTGTAATAAATCCGGAATGGTTGCTGCATATAATCCTATCAAAAATATATTCTTGAGTCCAATGATGGATGGACCATTAGAATATACTACAGGAACAACTGTTGAGGACATTAAAATTAAAAATATATCACAATTTGGAAGGACATTCAGTGTTATTAGTGTTCCTTATACATTTAAGTTACTAGTTCAAGAATTAGGATGTTTGAATGCAAATATGAGAATTATAACCGATGAAAATATTAATCATATTCAAAATCTTTTAACAAATAGAAACATTCAACATTTAAAGAAGATAAGTGAAGGAGACAAAGAAATTGAGGAAAATAAGGAAACTCAAGAAACTGAGGAAAGTATTGAAGAAGATAAAATAAATAACGATGAATGGTATATATATGAAAATGATGTTGATGTTGATGTTGATAAATCACATATACATGAGAATGATAATGAATGGAATGATTCAAATTTAGAACCGTATTCAATAAAAAATATCTATGGTTGGGAACGACATTTATCTAAAAAACATAATACATATTATTGGTATAATACGGAATCTAAAGAAACGACATGGACAACTCCTTCAATTATTAATGACCGACAAAACATATTGAAAATTCAGGAAGAAAAACCTATTTATACTATCGGTGATATTGTTTATTATTTAGGTAAAAAAAATCGTGTTCCTAATAAAAAATGGAAAATTATTTCACGTTTTACCACAACGAAATATGGGGGTCTTATTAGCTTTGAATCTATTGATAACAATTCAGACACTTTAGAAGACATGCTTTATGATATTAATTTGTTGCGGCACGCTCCTGAATCAATTGGCGGTAATGTTGAAAATTTACCATATCCACCCGAAAATGAATCAATTGGTCGTATGCCTGAAAATTTACCATATCCACCCGAAAATTCACCATATCCACATGAATCAATTGGTCACATACCTGAAAATTTACAATATCCTGAATTTGGTAGTGGTAATGAAATACTTGGAAATTCACCGTATCCTTCTCTAATAACAGAAAATTCACAATATCCTCTATTACCGCATCTTCCTGAAATTAATCATAATTCTGAAATGGTATATTATAAAAATGATACTAAATTGGGTCGACGATGGTATGTCATCAATAAAGATTTTGATAATGTTACTATAACGACGAATGATTTAGAAGGTCTAGAAAATGAAGAAATAACAAAAATTGTCCATGAAAATGACATTACAAAAGGACCTTCACAAATGCAATCTACAAATCCTGGAATTGTGTTTGCTCCCATAATAAAGGTGGTCAATAATTCATCAGATAATGATGATTCTGAATCTAAGAAAGTAAAAAAAATAAAAAAAAGTGTCACATATGATAATAATGATAATAATGATAATGTTAAGGGTGGTGGTACTGATTCAGGAGTATTAGGTTCAATGATTGATTTTACTAAGAATGTTATTGTAAAAAAATTATTATAAAAAATATTGTAAAAAATTGATTAAAAAGTGAATATAAAGATATACTATATAAAAGTTATATCATTATTAAATAGAAATGTCAGACACAAGAAAAATCATCAGTTTATATAATTCAAGAAAAACAATTATAGAACTTTTATCAACTTTAAAATATGAAGTTAATGATTATGAAGGTTTTAATATTAACGAGATTGATGCAATGAATAAAAATGAACAACTTGATATGTTGATATCACATAAAACAAAAAATATAAAAATATACATTAAATATTATCTTCCAGAGAGACAAAAACAAATTACAAAGAAAGTCCTTGATAATATTATTGAAGATTTATTTGTTGATGAGAGTGTTCTTACAAAAGAAGATACTTTGGTAATAATAATGGATGAAGAGCCAAATGATTCAAATATAGCAAAAATGAATTATCTCTACGACAATAATGGTTACTTTATTGTAATGCATAATATTAAACGTCTTCAATTTAATATAGCAAATCATCAATTAGTTCCAAAAATGACAATATTAGATGAAAAAGAAACTGAAGAGTTAATGATAACGAAGAGCTTTAGTGATTTATCTCAATTACCTGAAATATCAAGATATGATCCTCAAGCATTATCAATGTGTTTAAGACCAAAACAAATATGTAAATTTGAAAGAACTTCAATGACTGCATTAAAGTGTCTTTATTATCGTGTATGTTCATAATTTGACAATAATATAATATAGAAATGTTGTTGCTAATATTGTCCAAACCAAATTTGCACTAATTGATAAATTAGTATTCATAAATGAATCATTAGATGTCATATTTTTCATTCCATAAAGGTCCTGTAGTTTTGTTTCTAATTCACTTCTAATAACGTTGTTTTCATCAAACATTTTTTTTATATCAACAATTTTTTCCCTTGGCATAGAATTCAATGTAAGATATAATTTTGAAAGATTATTTGAGAGATCTTGATATGAATTATTTAATTCTAAATAATCTTGAGAGCAATCAACATTATCTGTACTTAGACATTGAAGATATTTTTCGTGTGCAGTATTATATAAGGTAAGAGAATCATAAAAGACCGGATCATTCATTTACATTATATATCTATATTTATTCATAATAATTATAATAAATCATTGAAATGACTACTATTATTCCAATAGTCAAATTTCCTGTACTTAATACTGAATAATCAAATTCATTTCGTGCATCTTCTTGTCTAATATTGGAATCTGTAAATAATAGTTTTGATTGCATATTAGATAACAAAGTAGTATTTTTGTTTTTATTACATAATTCTTTTTGATAACATTTTTTGCTATTTTCTTCACTAATTAATGTAAATTCGGGGTATTTACTTGCGTCATTCGAACACTGTTCATAACTACAATATGAATCATTATATTTCGTGTGATAATCATCTAAATTAAAAGCATTTGTAGTCATTGTATAATAATGTAGTATTATAATATAAATGTCTAAAGAAACATCGAAACCAAATAATAGATTTAGTGATGTTTATGAATCTTCCAATTATTTTAGGAATGTAGTACAAAAAAATGAAACAAATTACAAAAGTTTTGATGGATTTTATGAAGGGCTCGAGAATATAGAAGACGATATACAAAATAAATTGAATCAAATTTCGAATGATGTTACTCATTTAAGAAATAGTTCAACTTACGATGAAAGACTAAAACAAGAACTGGAAACTAATTCCAATGATATTCTAAATCAAATAAACCAATACGAAACAGTAAATATTAATCAGGCAACAAAATATGATACGATAGATGATGACGGTAATTTGTTACTAAATAATACTGATATAGAACCGACTATAATTGATGCTATGATGAAAGATAGTAGAGAGACGTTGATTCAACAAAACAACGTCTATATAATTGGAAATATCATATCAACATCAATCATACTAGGTTTAGTTATGATTTTATAATTATATATATTATAGAGAATGAATGATAACACTTACTATCAACAAATGAACAATATAAATGACCAAATAAAATCAATGTCAAACGTTTTGCAAGAAACAGATGGTGTTTCTCTTCTATCAAGGCAACAAGAAATGGAAAATATAGTTCAAAGTGAATCAGAACGTTTACAACAAAAAAAACATAGTGTTGAATTAGCAACCACAAGTCAAAATCGTCTAATTACACTTAATGAAAATTACAATAAAAGATTTGCAGAGTACATTAAAATGATTATTTCAATTACCATTGCTTTAGCGATTATTGCAATTACTGTGTTTTTCAAACTACCTTCAACAATAATAATTATTATTTCAATTATAGTAATATCAATTGCTTTAATATTTAATATTACAATTTATGCAAGTATTTCAAGTCGTGATAATATTTATTTTGATGAATTAAGTTATGATACGGTAAATCCAGATACACCTCAAAATGATTTTAATATTGGACAAACAAATAATAAAGGAAGTCAAAATTTATTTAATAATTGTTATGGAAGTGATTGTTGTTCAATCGGCACAGCTTGGGATTCAACAAGTCAAAAATGTATTCCACTAGTAACAGATTTACAAAATGCACTAAGATAATAATCAAATCATATTATATATGGAATTTGTAAATTTATTCAATCAAGTTTTTAATGATAATTTATTATTACAAAAAGAAATAGATAGTATAAATACAACTGATGACAGGAAAGTAATATACGAAATAGAACAAAAAAAATGGTTTCAATCAATAAATATTTATTTTCTTATATTGTATTTTTTTTTAGTAATTATTTTATGTTATGTTTTGATTAGTGTAAATAAAAAAAAATCAAATAAATTAAAAATAATCATCATTTCCTCTTTTTTTCTATTTCCATTTATTATAAATTCGATAGAATTATTCTTTTATAATGTTTATGTGTATATTTTGACATTCATAAAATTACAAGTTTATCCAGGAAATGCATTAAACAGTTACTAATTCCTCTTCTTCTAATAGGTCATTTAATGGTTTCATTTGATAGCCAATCCAAACACCATTACGTGCAGTACCAAATATTTTGTCTGCTTGAGCACTTATTTCTTTCATATTAGGTGCTTTACCACCATAATTTGAATCAAACCATTCTTTAAAATGTTCTGAAACAGCTACTTTTGAAAGACAGCCATTATAATGCACAACAATACGAGTATTCAAGAATTCAGCAATAGAATCTTGACTTTCTCTATAACTATTACTTGCTTTGAGTACTTTTTCACAATCTTCAACTTTTCCATCTGTTGTGAATGCATTATTAACTAACATTGATACTAAAACTTCTTTCCATAAAATAAACTTTTCTTTAATATCTTTATCAAGAAGGTATTGATATGGTTTCTTTAAATCTGTACTCACTGGTCTTTCTGTAAATAATGCTTCGAAATCAACAACACGAATACGTCTCCAAGTTCCATGATCTTGACTTTGAATATCCATAAACTCATTAGAACAAACTACTAATTTAAATTGTGGTATAAAACTTGTCATCAAATTATGATATAATCCTCTCGCTTGAATTGGATCACCACCAGTCAATTGTTTCATAATACCTTCATTTATTCTATCTCCCTTTGATGGTTCTTGTATTACAGCCAGTCTACATCCTTTCAATTGTAATAACTCGGGAGCCACACCACCAATTTTTGTACGTTGTTGTGTTATTAATGAAAGTGGTACATCTCCTTTATATTCACCTAAAACTTGTTCCATTAAATTAACCAAAACAGATTTACCATTTTGACCAATACCTATGTACATATTTATTGTTTGTTCTCTACAAGTACCTATTAATGTCGATGATAAATGATCCCACATATATTTATGTAATTGAGGATTAGGAAATAATTTTTTCATAAAATCTTCAATTTCATTCACTATTATAGTATCTTTTTGTGGATTTAATGGATAATAATTGATATTCGTACATTTAGATATGAAATCTTCTGGCCTACCCTGACGTATCTCTTTTGATTTAAAATCAATAACACAGTTCTTAAAACATAACAAATATTGATTTTGATCCAATTTTTCAATAAACTTACCATTGTAAAATAATTCCTTTGCTTCAACCATTATATTTTTTTTATCATTTGTTTTAGAAAGACGCTCGCATATACTTAATATCACTTCAATACGTTTTTTTATCATTTTTACCTTCTCGTCTTGACCTGCCATTGTAGCAATTAATTCTGTCATTTTTATTGCTTTATTCAAATAAATTTTTCGTAAAACTTCAGATATTGCTTTTCTTAAGGACGTTCCTGAATCTATTTCGCTCCATTTATGATTTGCATATTGATACCAAATATTACCTTTAACACTTGCACATATGTATTCATCTTTATACAGGTGAAATAAAACACTTGCTATATCAAAATCACCACTTCCACGACTCATACCACCTTTATCACAAGAAGTTATTGATAGATGTTCTAATGTTTTATCTATATGATAATCAATACTATCTTCTCGAACTTTATTGAAACCATTTAAATTCCCTTCTTTGACCCAATACATTATCGAGCGTTTTGTTAGACCATTAATATTATCACTATCAAATGTTTGCCATTTTTCCCATAAATCGTTTATCTCTTCGAAATCAAAATTCGATTTTTTTGCGCTAAATGCTATCCATACAATAAACAAACGAGGACTTGTATTACATAAAGCCCAACCCACTCGAATCCATTTTGAAAAAGAACCAGATTCATAAAATGATTTAGGTAACACCATTGTGTATTCATAAATTTCTCGTAATTCATAATCATCCGTTTTTAATGATTCTAAAAAACTTGCTATACCTGTATTTAAGTCTGATGTATTTTTTATATTTGAAGGATGTGCAAGACTTACACGATGAACACTTGAAACTTGTGGTCTGATAACAACACTATCACATTCAGATGCAAATTCGTTATCCATAAAAAGTGTTATATTTTCTTGATATCTTGCCGACATTTTGAATATATTTTCACCAGTTTTAATTACATTAATATCTACAGGATTATACATTAATTCACCATCATTTGGGTCTTGACAAACATCATATACATGAGTCAAATTGTAAGGTTGATTATTAGGTTTTCTTGAACCATATAATTGCCAATTTGTATGACCTTTTGTAATACCTTCATCAAAAACATCATCCCAAGAATTAATTATTGGCAAGTCGTCCCAAATAGCACCGATTTTTGCAATAACTCTCTTGCGTAAAATACTTTGACAATTTCGATTTGCTTTCAATCCAATAATCATATGAATACCATCTTTGGTAATATTTTTAGTTTCAACCCTATTAACATCAGATTTTTCACATATAAATACCGGTATATGAGTATCATTATCGAATTGAAACATACTTTTCAACTCTTCCAAATATAAACATACTATGTCTGATATGTGTTTTGTATTATGAATTCGTTTGGAAACTGTATAATCATAACGTAAGTCAATATCAATCAAAATTGGACCACCATTTTCAATTTGTTTTTCTGTTAGATATTCTTTTTTATCTTCTTTTATTATTTCTTTAAAGAATAATTTAATAAAATCACCATAATCAGAGTCAGAAACATGATATGTTCCCCCGTATATTGACTCTCTATCCCCTATTCTTGTATTGGTTATTATAAGTCCAGATTCTTTTTTGATACTATGTTTTAGTAAATAGTCCGTGATAATTTTACTCATCTTCTCTTTGTGTATTATATAAGTATGTATTTATATTATAATTTTAATCAATTTTTTTAATTCAAGATTATTTAAATTGTGTTGAAATTTATAAAATTGATTTGAAAAGAATATAAATATATTTATAGTATATCTTATATAAACAAATCATCACTTTTATATCAAAATGAAATTTTGTGTAAAGTGTAATAACATGTATTATGTCAAGATTAATGATTCTCAAGAAAATCAGTTATCTTATTATTGTAGAAATTGTGGTCATCAAGACAAAGATGTTGAACACGATAGTGTTTGTGTTCTCAATTCTCAAATGAAGAAAGGAAAACAACATTTTGAACATATAGTGAATAAATACACTAAATTAGACCCTACATTGCCAAGAATTTATAATTTACCTTGTCCATGTAAAGATTGTCTCACAAATTCAAAAGAAAATGTACCCAGAGAAGTTTTATATATGAGATATGACGATAATAATTTGAAATATCTATACATGTGTTGTATATGTGATACTGTTTGGAATCAATAAACAAAAAATTGATATAAAAATACAATTATTTATATATCACACAATTAATTATAAAATGGAAAAAGAATCAGAATTAGATAAAGTATCAGTTGACGGAGATTCAGACGATGAGAATGAAAATGAAAGTGGTACAGATGTAAATAGTGATCAAGATCAAGATGATGATGATGATGATGATGAAAGTGATATTGAAGATGAAGAATTAAATGATGATGATAATGAGTGGAAAGAAATGAAAAATGAAAAAGAAAAAGAGACAAATATTACAATTGAAAATGATAGTGATAGTGATAGTGATAATGACGAAGAAGTTAATGAAGATACATACTTACAAAAATTTCAAGCATCAGCTAAATCTAATATTATAGCTGATTATCATCCTGAAATGGTAGTTCATAATGAAATTGAAGTTGAACTTATGTCAATCACTGTAAGAAATGTAGATGGTATCATTATTGATAAACTTCATACAACACTACCATTCATAACTAAATATGAAAAAACACGAATAATTGGAGAAAGGGCACGTCAAATTAATTCAGGTGCTATTCCATTTATTGAAATAGATCCAGAAATTATTGATGGTTATCTAATTGCTTTAGAAGAATTCAAACATAAAAAAATTCCATTTATTATAAAACGTCCTCTACCTAACGGTAATTGTGAATATTGGAAGGTGACTGATCTTGAAATTATCTAACACGTCCAATTCTTTCCACAATTTAGACAATTTACAAAAATTGTCATAGGTTCATCACTTGACCTAATTTGTACCGCTTCATATGTACATTTACGAGATTTACATCTTCGACAAACATAAACATCTGTTGAAGCTTCAATATTATCGTTGAATTTTGAAGCATCTTTTTTTATTTTTTGCTGTATTAATTCATTCCATTTTTCTGGTTCATACTCCTGATGTGTCATAAAAGCTATATTCTCTGGTTTTATTTCTTTTTCTACTACTTTTTGTATTAAATTTGTATTCGTAAGATTTATATAAACACTTCTTAGACGATCTATATATAATTGAACAAATATGTCATTTTCCCATTTCTTAATTATATTTTTTTTTGTAGCCCTTTCTATGGAATAATTGAATATACCTTTTTCAATATTACCAGCAATAAGTTCAATATTATCTATTACTGCTTTATCTTTAATAAGTAATAAAATTTTACTGCAAACATTTTGACGAAAGTTTTCTGAATTTGATATTTTGTACATTTTAATTGTGATATAATTATAAAACGATTATCTTTAACCTTCTTTCAATTTTTTATAATTTATGGTATTCTTCAATTATTAATTCTGAACTACAATCCAAATAAAGTTCTTTATCGTTTTTTTCTGTCAATAGACTCTTCTTTATCATTTTTTTCTTTTTTTCAATATTTTTTTTCTTATCATTACTTTTAATTTTTACTATTGATTTTTTCTTTTTCTTATCATGTTTATAATCGTCATTTTCCGAATTGATTTCACTAACATCATCATCATTATCACCTTCATCATTGTCATAATCATCCTCATCAGAAATTACATCAGTAACAAAATTATCTTTTAAATATCCATCCTTTGTCAGTAAGGATGAATCAATAATATCCACGCTATTTACTTCATCTGAATCAAGGTCATCAAAACCCCCCATCAAATTTTCATAAATTTTTTCCCATTCATCACAAGACAATGATTCTGTTTTATTGTCTTCTTTTCTATTCTTAATCAAAATACATTTTCCATAAAATAATGTATTATCTACTGGTGGAGGAAATTCATACTTATTTTCTTGATTTGCTTTTCCTTTTGTTTTTCCATATAAAGTAATTATAAAATCATCATCTACATCAAAATTATGATGTAATTCGAAATTATCTGGACTTTTAAAACCTGCCTTTTTAAATAAATCATCGATATTAAATATTTTAATACATGATTCTTTAATAACACCATTTTTTTCAACTATTAATATCGATGTCATTATACTTTATATAATGACCATTTTATATCATTTTTTAAATGAAAGTATATATATATATGAGAAAATCAAGACATTTACGTAAATTACGAAAAAATAGAAGAAGAAAAACTCTTAAAAAAGTAGGAGGATTTTTTGATTCAATCAGAGATTTATTCAAAACTCCTCCTACTCCAGATACTTCTATTCAAAATACTTCTACTCTAGATACTTCTACTCAAAATACTTCTAATCAAAATACTACTGCATCAAATCCAACAATTAATCCAAATAATAAAGGGGGGAAAACATCACGTTCGCGTTCTAGTAAAAAAATGTAAATCTTCGGAATATATAATGTTCATTTTGTATGTGTTATATTCAATCATTATCATTCTAGGATTACATTTTAGTTATAACTATTTAATAGAATATTTCACAATTAAAAAAGTAAAATATTTAGGACGATTTGAAAATCAAAAATATCAAGAAATATTACTTGAATTAAAAAATAAAAATAACGATTTTCTTTCTAATTTTGATAAAAGTGAAATGGAAAAAGAATTATTAGATTTAGTAACAAAAGAACTTAAATAAATATCTTTAGATACATATATACATTTATGTATGGAACTATTGATATTAACGATAAAATATTGGATAGATACCCAAATTTAGAGATCCCTTATGAGGCTATAACTTATAAAGAAATTCCTACAAATTACAATATTTGTTTTGCAATACCACAAGCTAAAAAATATGTCATATGGTTCACATTTTATAAAAATGAAAATGTATGCCTTCTTATGGAACTAAATCGCAATAAAAAAATATCAAACATTTCAATTATTCCTACAAAACCAAATAATAATAAATTAAATTTTGGAACTATTCTACTTGGTTCTCTTATGACAAATCAAAATAAAAAAAAAGATTTATTTATTATTGAGGATATTCTAATGTATAGTGGTATCAATCTCAATAAAATTATTTTCGGTGAAAAAATAGGGTTTATAGAAGATTTTTTAAATTATCAATCTAAAATAGATGGAAATATATCTTTTTTATTACCAACTTTTTGGGCAAGTCATGATGAATTTAATAACACGACAGAAATTCCGTTATTAGATATACCATATCCATTACATCATATTCAATATCGTTCATTAACTAATATTGTTCCTTACTTTAATGTATTTTTGGGAGTAAGCGGAATCCTTCCATGGAAAGAAATACAAAACAAGTTATCTCCAGAAATAAGTTGTAAAAAATTAAATAATAACATCTCTAATAATTCGTTAGTTAGACAAAAGAAAATTTTTGAAGTTGTTGCTAATCTTCAAAATGACATATATCATTTATTTGCATACGACAAAATATATTATGATATAGCTTACATACCAAATTATAAAAGTAGCGTATATATGAATTCATTATTTAGAAATATTAAAGAAAATTCTAATTTAGACTTTATTGAGGAAAGTGATGACGATGAAGATTTTGAAGATATTCGTCAAGATAAATATGTTGATTTAACAAGAAAAATTATTATGGAATGTGTTTTCCATAGTAAATTTAGACGATGGGTACCTATAAAAGTTATTCATGATAAAACCATAAAAATTGATCATATTGACAATTTACCAAAATTATATATATCATAAATACATATGAGTATTTTTAGTAACATTTATCCTAATGGCTATCCAAATTCACTTGGAGGTCTCACTGCAATATATGAAAGTAAAGGTGGTAGTAAAAAAAGCAGAAAAAATAAATCGAGAAAAAAGAGAAAAAAAAATAAATCGAGAAAAACTAGAAAATAATAATATATTATAATTTTATCAAACATTTTCCTACCACCGCATCTTTATTCATCTTTTTCCATATTGTCATATTATCATTATCTATCATATTTATATATTTTTTATTATCTGTCATTCGAATATCATAATTACATTTTTTATAATATAAACGTCTTTTATTCCATTGATTTTGAAATAATTGGTGTTTATCCACTATATCAACGACAATCGGATTATTATGTTTTGTTCTTAAAATTCTACCTACTGATTGAATTATATCAGTTTTAGGTGTTACAAAAATTAGAGTACTTAGAGTAGGAATATCTAATCCCTCACTACACATATTATGTGATCCCACTATTATTTGCTTATTTCTACTCTCATCTAAATCATTTTGCTTCATACCGCCCAAATAATAGCCAACCGAAGCGAATTTTTTAATTATTAAAGCTTCATAAAGATATTTTAATATAGAACGATTCTGTCCTAATATTATTATTTGATTATTTGGACATTCTTCAATCAAATCTCCCACTATTCTAACAATAAAATCACTTCTGGGTTTATAATCACATAATTTAACAATCATTTTACTATATTGTGGATTACCACGATAATCTATTAAAACATCATTGAATTCATCATCATTTGTTTTAAATTCAATTGCCCTTACTACAACATCATGATGTTCATTATTAATACCTTTATATATTACATCCCCAAGAAACATCTTTATAACATTACTTGTACCATCCTTTCTTTCTAATGTTGCACTTAATCCAAGCATATATGTAGTTACTATCTTAAACAAGGCATTGGAAAATACTTCACTTGATATATGATGTACTTCATCAACAATAGTTAAACCAAAAGATTCAAATATAGCTCCTTCGTAATTTTTCATTGAAAGAGATTGAAGCATACCAATAACTATATCTTTATCTTCAATATCGATTATTTTTCCTTGAATCTTTCCTACTTTTGCACTAGGTAAGAACTCATTAATTCTTTCTATCCATTGATTCAATAAAAACTCTTTGTTAACAATTATAAGAGTTTTCTTTTTCAATTTTGATATTATATATAAAGAAAGAACAGTCTTTCCAGCAGCACAATCTAATTCAAGCAAACCACCTGCATGATTAGAATTATAACAATGTTCTAAATATGCGGTAACTGCCGGTTTTTGATGATCTCGTAATGAGCCTATGAAGGGAACATCAATATTATTTCCTGGTGGTAATTGTATTGTTTTAGCATGACCAAAATATTCTTCCCCAAAATATCGGGGCATATAAATTTTTTTCGATGATTCTCTATAAATTGGAAATGAAGTAATTGCACCTAATACAATCGGCTTCGCCATTAATTTTTTTTTTAAATCATTCAATTCAATATTTGTCAATTCTTCTTTTAAAACAGTAAATCCTTTCGAACCAATATAAGTATTCATAATTGTATTTATTAAATTATGAAGAATATCTTTATATTGATTCAATTTTTTGAATTTTGTCTTTATATATAATATAATAATATGCAATTTAAAACATCGAAAAATCTTATTGAATGTATATTAGGTATTATTTTCATAATGATTATAATATTTCCAACGACACTTCCTCAATCGTTAGCAACTTTAGTAGAATCACCTTTAGGAATGATTATTCTTTTAAGCATAACATTATTATTATTTCTTTATACAAATGTTTTCCTTTCCTTAATATTTCTGGTTTTAACTTATGAACTCATAAGAAGGAGTTCTAAAGTCACAGGAAAAACATCATTTATTGAATATACACCATCACAAGTCAAAAAAGACCATTATATTCAATCCATGAATGAACCTAAAATTAAAACATTGGAAGAGGATATTATTACAAAAATGGCACCATTAATACAAAATGATTATATTGAATCTTCATTTAAACCAGTTTCAGATAATAACCATAATGCCTTTAATGTTTAAGACGTTTTTTTAGTTAAGGTTTGAAAATATGATATCCCAAGATAACCTACAAATCCACAAAAAGGTAAAAAAATTCCTATTGATGATGCAGTTGTATTATTTGTATATGACCCAATAATCAATAGAATAATTGCCAATAAAATAATAATTAATACGAGAATTAAATTAAATAGATTTATATTTCTTTGGAATGATTCTTTTATAAATTCGATATTTTTTAACAAAAACATTTCTTCAATTGGCATTTCATCATTTTTCGCCAGGTACATTTCTTTTATTTTTTCTATGAAGAAACTATGAGAAAGAGGTGCGAAACAAAACCATAATATTACTATAAACATAAAAATACCATTATTCAAAAATAACGTAGAAACTCCCTCACCAACTAAATTACTATAACCTGGACTACCTATTGGAACTTGTAATACTTGAACCATATCATCAGAATCAACAGGTAAATATTCACAACTATAGATTACCTCATCATCTTTACCTTCAAATCCTTCTTTGTTTAAAAATGAAGGCGTTCTTAATTTATCTTCTAAAAAGATTTTATCTTGAGATGATTTATTCATTATATCAAATTTATAATTTATATTTTCAAATATTTTTTTTGTTCGATTTTTTTTTACTTTTTGATTTATTTCAATCAATATTTCAAAAACAAATACTTTACATCTTTCACCATATTCATTAATTGCATCATAATTCTGTATTTTTGGTGATGACTTTATTAACTTATTCATTTCTAATACTATTACTTTATCCTTATAAATATTTGATGTTGAAGATTCTTTAGACAATAATATCGTATCAATTTCAGTTTCAATACATTTATCTTTATATATAAATGGAAAACAACAATATAATTTTTCACCTGATGTTGTAGAATTATGTATTATTACTATTTCTCCATCTTGATTTAAAGTAGATATATTATGAATTTTACCATGTATGAATAATTCTTTGGCTTGATAATTTATCATCATGTTTTTATCATCATTATACATTATATTTGGTTCATTTATTTTACCCTCATAGGTTGCCATAACACATTCATCATTATTTTGTATATTCACACATTCTATAGAATAATAATTGTATTTTATGCTATTATTTTGTGTCTCCATAAAACTATATATAGTATATATAGTTTTCTTGCTAAACAATATAATATAATTTCACATAATACAATATAGAATTTTTATGGAGATTTACAAATTATTTGAATTAATTTTTGATTCCAGTAATAACAAAAATGAATTCAAAAAAACCTATGTTTCACCAAAAAAATTTGAAATCAATGAAGAGATAAAAAATATTGCATTTACAGCTGAAACTTACTATGAAGTAACTGATAAATGTATTGATGGTACTTCCGAGCAAAAATGTGCTGATCAAATAAAAACTAAGGAAATAAATGATAAAAATCCAACACCAAGTGAAAATGAATATACAGTGTTTATATTCATTAACATATTGAATAAAATAGAATCAATTATCATTACAACTAAGAAAATCGAATATATTAAAAATGCCATAAATTTTATTAGCGAAGGAGGAATTGTATATTTTATTTCAGGAGGTAAAATTATTATTCAGAATGGTCGTGTTAAAACTATTACAAAATTTGATAATTTATTAATGTTGAATGGTGATGTTAAAGGGATTTTAGAATTAGCTGAATATATTCAAGCTTGTAAACCAGAAACAGGTTCAGATGATAAATCAGAAACAGGTTCAGATGATAAATCAGAGACAGGTTCAGATGATAAATCAGAAACAGGAATAATTGACTTTGCTATAAATTTTGTAAGAGAAAAAAATGAAATAGTAGCACCTACAGTAGAACCTACGGAATCAACAGGAATAGCACCTTCAGTAGCACCTAGACAGGAAGAAACAAATAAAGCAGTAGCAGTAGCAACAATAACAAAGGAAGCAGTAGAAAACGTGAAAAATGAAGCACCTACAGTAGCACCTACGGAATCAATAGGAATAGCACCTTCAGTAGCACCTACACAGGAAGAAACAAATAAAGCAGTAGCAGTAGCAACAAGAGCAAAGGAAGCAGTAGAAAACGTGAAAAATGAAGCACCTACAGTAGCACCTACACCTACAGCAGCAACAAAAGCAGCAACAAAAGCAGTAGCAGATGCAGCAGCAGAAATATCATCACCATCATCACCACCAACATCATCACCCGCAGCAGGAATATTACCACCACAACCACCATCAAAAGAAGCAGAAGAAGAAGCAACGGTGAAAAATGAAGAAGCAGCAAAATTAGAGGCAGCAAAATTAGAAGCAGCAAAATTAGAAGCAGAAAAAATAGCAGACAGAGAAAAAATAGAAGCAGCAAAATTAGAAGCAGCAAAATTAGAAGCAGCAAAATTAGAAGCAGAAAAAATAGAAGCAGAAAAAATAGCAGACAGAGAAAAAATAACAGAAGAAGAAGAAGCCACGGTGAAAAATGAAGAAGCAGCAAAATTAGAAGCAGAAAAAATAGAAATAGAAGTAGCAGCAAAGGAAGTAGCAGCAAAGGAAGCAGCAGTAGATAAAGAAGTAGCAGATAAAGAAGTAGCAGATAAAGAAGTAGCAGATAAAGAAAGAGAAGCAGCAGAAAAAAAAGCAGCAGCAGTAGCAGATAAAGAAGAAGAAACAAAGAAAGCAGTAGCAGTTGCAACAACAGAAAAGGAAGCAGCAGTAGGAAAAGTTCAAAATAAAAACAATATGATAAAAAATATAATTAAAACTGCTTTAGATGCTATTTCTAAAATAAAAAAACCTAAAACAAAAGAACCGTGGCGTCCCGTCTAATAGAAGAACGGTGCGACGATATCTAAATATTGTGAAACGAAATAAATAATCGTACTTGAATTTACGGATAGTATAGCCAAATTAAATACAACTGATCTAATATGTTTTAATAATGACAAGTATGTTAATACGCAACCATTATAATGTACTTGCAAATTATATGGCAAGTATTATTCATAAAATTAATAGTATTTCTACAAAGATTGATGGAATTGAAAAAATTGATGTTGGGGGTAAAAATAGCATAATGCTGAAAATTGATTCTTTATTAAATAAATTACACCTATCAGAACCAAGAATAGAATCAGAATCAATACCAGGATCAACAGAATCAAAATTAGAACCAAAAACAACAATAGATGGATCTCTTATCGCTACAATAACAGATTCTGATATTAAATTCGATAATAATGGCAATAAATTGGAAACAGAAAAAAATAAAATCAAAACAATTCAACTTATTTTCAAAAATGGTAGTGATGAACTTGAAGCTATTGAGTCTTAATCTGATACATGTAATTGTCGTCGTGTAAATGAGTTATTTTAACAACATTATTATTCTTATTATTCAAATAATATTCCATAATATACGGAGAAAGAACAACACCTAATAGAAACCAAAGAATTTCACTCAGCATTTAAATATATTTATTAGTTTTTTTCTATATTGTTTTCATTGAGTTTGTAAGTGTCATTGTTTATATAAATATAATATATTATATGTATTATATTTTAACAGGAGAAAATCATGATATTAGAGTCCTTGGTATTTTTTCAACAAGAGAAAATGCAGATAAATGTAAAGCATTAAAAAACTATTCTTCCTATCATCTTTATAAAAGAGAACTTGACCAAGAAATATTATATGATTTAAAAGATTGTATCTATGATAATGAAGAAAGGACTCGAAAAAACAATACAATTATGAATGAAAGAATTAATATTGAAAAACACGACCAAAATGAATTGAAAAAAACATGTATTAATATAATCGAAAGGTTTTATGATAGAACTGTAATGATTCCATTGTTTGAGCAATTCGATATTTGTTGCCTACATATGGAAACTGAATCTTCTTATTATGTTTTAGCACCACTATCGTCTGTATGTTGGTTAGAATTATCAGAATCTTTGCAATATCTAAATGATGAAGAAATATCAATATTTGTCGATTTCTTCAAATTATTTGGTATAAACCTTTCTCTTGGATTTTCGTATTTTAAAATAGACAATAGATAAGATAACAGATAAATTGGTTTATGAGAATTTGACAATGATTTTGACGTTTTCTTTTTTTATACATTTGACTGCAGATATTGACAATTCTTCTCTTTTCTTACGTGTCTTTCCATGTTGTAATTCATCATCAATTTCTAATGCAATTCTTTTTTTACTCGTACTGTTGCGTTGATTCATATCATTTTCAATAACTGCATAATTTTCAGTAATATGTTCAATGATTTTATTTTCAATAGCCCATTTAAAAAAATTAAGTTGCCCGATAGTCGTTTCAATATAATTTGTCTTATCATAAGGTATATTTATGCGTTCCCATCGACAAAAAGGGTCAAATTGTCGCTTGGAATATGCTTTGAGTTTTAATTTGTAATCGTTATATACTTTAAA